AGGCCCAGCGGCGCTTCGGCAAGCAGAAGACCGAGACCGGCAGCTGATCCCAGCTCGCCCGGCACACCAACGATCCGGAAGGAATCGACATGACGAACATCTCCGTCGAGACCAAGAGCTTCGAGACCCCGAACGACCGCTCCGCGATGCTCAGCATCTGGGGCCAGGGGCCGGGCGAGAACCCCAGCGTGATCCTGGACGTGAGCACCTTCACCCAGGGCACCCACTACCCGAACGGGTACATCCGCTCGATGACGCCCCTCGGCGTCATCACCGCGGCCACGGACGCGAACAAGATCACCGTCGGTCCCTACGACGACGCGGCCGTCGACGGTCGGCAGACGTTCTGGGGCTTCCTGCACTCCGACGTGCGGATCCCGAACCTGCTCGACCTCACCAAGGACGTCGGCGGCGCCGCCATCGTCATGGGCTGCATCAAGCTCTCGAAGCTGCCGATCGCCCTCGACGCCAACGGGCAGACCGACGCGAAGGCCGGCCTGTTCCACCTCGTCGCCTGACCGGGCCTGACGACACCTACCAAAGAGAAGGAATCCAGTCATGGTGATCATGTTCGACGGCCCTGTGACCCCCGACGACGCGACCGAGTTCGTGCGCGAGGTCCCCTCCCGACGCAACCTGGTGCTCCTCAACGAGTTCCCCGTGCGCTTCGAGGAGGACAACACGGTGGACTTCTCCACCATCGTCCGCACCAACCGGACCGCGAAGTACCGCAGCTTCGACGGCCGGATCCACGTGTCGAAGCGCGACGCGGCCGAGGAGCGGCGCGTCCGCCTCGCCCCGCTCTCGACCTCGCTGAGCGAGGGCGAGCTCGAGCGGCTCAACCAGGAGTTCGCCCGCCTGGGCGGATCCAACGAGCGCGCTCGCGAGCGGGCCATCTACAACGACGCCGAGCAGCTCACTCGTGAGGTGCAGAACCGGCTCGAGCTGGCGTGGGGGGACACCCTCACCGACGGCTCGCTGACCATCACCGAGCTCGGTCAGGTCGCCGAGTACGGGATCCCGGCCAACCACCTGGTCGCCGCGGGTACCGCCTGGACCGACACGACCAACGCCACGGTGCTGACCAACCTCCGCGCCTGGGCCGACGTCTGGAAGGCCACCAACGGCTACTTCCCCGGCCGGATGAAGACCTCGCTGCGGATGCTGCGCCTCGCGCAGCGCAACAAGGAGGTCATCGACGCGGTGTACGGCGCCACCCAGGGTCGCACCCGCGTTCGGATCCAGGAGCTGAACGACCTGCTCCGCGACGAGGGCCTGCCGGTGTTCGACGAGTCCTACGACAGCGAGTTCGACGTCGACGGCGTCACGACCCGCACGATCCCGGACGACCGCGTCTGCATGATGCCGACCGACCTGAGCGAGCTCGGCCACACCGCCATGGGCGTGAGCGCGACCGGGCTCGAGCTCGTCGGCGACGACCGGTCCGACCTGTCCTTCGAGGACGCCGCCGGCCTGGTCGCCGTCGTCATCAAGGAGGGCCCGCCGTTCCGCGAGTTCGTCTTCGTCGACGGCGTGGGCCAGCCGGTCCTCGACGACGCGAAGAAGCTGCTCGTCGCCGACGTCGCCTGACCTGCGACCCCACCACCAGAGAGAGGACACAGCGATGGCGAAGCTGGCGTACTACGTCCACGTCGAGGACGACAAGGGCGAGCCCCACGTCTTCGGACCCGAGGACACCGTGCCCAACTGGGCGGCCAAGAAGATCACCAACGACTCCGCGTGGGTCGACGGCGAGGCCGACAGCGGCTCGGGCGACACGTCCGAGGAGAGCGGCGTCGGCGACGAGCCGGTGCCGTACGCGAAGCGGAAGAAGGCCGACCTCGAGGCCGAGGTCGCGTCCCGCAACGAGGGCCGCGAGGACGACGACCTGATCGTCGTCGAGGGCAAGGGCACGGTTGCCGACCTGGCGGCCGCGCTCGAGGCCGACGACGCAGCCCAGGCCGACAGCTGATCCCTACCGGGATCTGACGCCGGTTCCGAGGAAGGAGACAGCACGTGGAGATCATCACCGCGGACGACCTGAACACCTACCTCGGAGCCGGCGTCGCAGCCAGCAGCGCGCAGCTCGACCTGCTCGTCGATCTGGCCAACGACCTCGTCACCGAGACGTGGCGCACCCCCACGGAACCCGCACCGACGTGGGTCACAGCCATCGCGCTCGAGGTCGCAGCCCGCCCCGCCCGCAACCCCAAGGGCCTCGCGTCGCTCACGAAGTCCGTCGACGACGGCTCCCGGACTGAGCGGATGCTGGCCGACCGCGCCGGCGTCTACCTCACCAAGGACGAAGCCGCAGCGCTACGCAACGACGGCCGTCCCCGACGCCGTCAGCGGTTCGGCACTATCCGCGTGGGCCTGGGGTACTGATGTTCACCGAGGCCGAGATCAACGAGCTCCGCGCCGACGCCGAGTCGATGATGACGCTCACCCTTAAGGCCTGGGAGCCGAACGGCACCGCGCTCGTCGACGGCTACAAGCAGCAGACTTACGCCGACCGCGGAACGACCATCGGGAAGGTCCAGGGCAGCAGTCAGGCCGGCCGAGACCCCGAAGCACGGACGGTCCGCATCGGTGAGGTCGAGCGGCCGGTGCTCGCCGGCGGCGTCCACATCCCGATCAGTGCCACCGTCCCCGTCGGTGGACTACAGCGCGGCAAGGGCTGGGAGTACGAGGTCGTTGCAGTCGGCGCCGGTGACGATCCAGCCCTCGTGGGCCGGCGGTACCTCGTCGTGGAGGTGCCGGTGAAGTCCAAGGCGACCGCCCGTCGCCTCGACGTCGTGGAGGTGTGACATGCGCGTACGTGTCTCCCACACCCTCGACGACCTCGAGCGGGCCCTCGTCCGCGGCGCCGCGCGGGCGCGGCCAGACTGCCGCGACGCCATGAAGGACGCCGTGCAGACCGGGAACTACATCGCCAAGCAGAACGCGAAGCGCACCGCCGGCCGCCACGGCAAGCACTACCCCAAGGCGTTCTCCTGGGAGGTCAACGCGTCGCTGTTCGGCGGCGCCGGCGTGATCGGCATCTACGGCCCTGAGGTCGGCCCCCGACAGGGTCGCATGTCGTTCGAAGAGGGATCGCGGAACCAGCCGCCCCACAACGACCTCGAGAAGACCCGCAACCACGCCGCCGGGCTGCTCGCGCAGAACGTCCGCGCCAAGATGGACAACTGGTTCTGGCTGTGACCGAGGAAGAGCAGGCCCAAGCCATCCTGGCCGCGCTGAACGGGGTACTCGGTGACGCGGAGGCGTTCGACATCGACGGCGTCCCCACCGAGCGGCCGGACCGGTACGTCGTCATCGACATCACCCGCAGGTGGATGCCCGAGCAGCTCGCCAGCGGCGAAGTCCCGATCCCCGGCTGGTTCCTGACCACCGAGTACCACGCCCGCAACGTCAACGACGTCCGCGAGATGCGACGCCGCACCCAGCAGGAGCTCGAGGACCAGGTCCTCCCCGGCGACGCCGGCCCCTTCGCCTTCCAGACCGCCGACGAGATCACCAGCGTCGACGGCTGGTGCGACAGCGCCGACACCTGGACCTACTGACCGCTTCCCCAACCGTCCAACCACCAAGCCCGCAAGGGAGATCCCGTCATGCCTGAAGCCAACCCCGCGCCCGCCGCGGAGACCGAGCAGAAGAAGCAGTCCCCGGCACCGCGAGGGAGCCGGAAGAAGGCTGCCGTGGAGCCATCGCCCGACCAGTTCGGCCGGCTACGGGTGCTCGACCAGGACACCGGCCACGTCCTCACGATCAACGCGATCGGGTTCCCCCACGGCAACTACGTCGTGGTCGACGAGCCGGCCTCAGACCCGGTGACCGGACTCCCGGTTCCGCCGGTCCACAACGAGAGCGGCCAGCAGGCCGAGAAGGAGGGGAACGGCGATGCCTGAGCCGCTTCGTCCCGCACCGGCCAAGACCTACGGCCGGGAGAACTGGATCTACATCCCGACGATCGCGTCCGCCGCACTGCAGCCCACCGTGGCCGAGGCCACCGCGGCGTCCGCGCTGGACATCACGCGGATCGCGTTCAAGGACGGCGAGCCGATGGTGAACTCCAACACCGAGCGCGTCCGCCAGGACGAGCGCGCCGGCGACACCGAGAGCTACGAGTTCATCGGCCGCACTGACTACGAGGGCGGCGACGTCATGATGGCCTGGCAGCCCCAGGCCGCGCCGGGCTCGGACGGCAAGAAGGCGTGGGAGAAGTTCCCCGCCGGCACCACCGGATTCCTCGCGAAGCGTGAGGACATCGGACGCGCAACCAACATCATCGCCGGTCAGCGCCTCAGCTCGGTCGTCCCGGTCGAGTTCGGCCCGCCGATCCCGACGAAGAAGGGCGAGGGCTCGGCCGCTCAGGCCGCGTTCAAGTCGACGTTCGCCATCACCGGCGCGCCGGCGTTCGACGTCGTGGTCCTCGCCTGACCCCAGTAGACGCGGCGCCGGGCGGATTCGACAGGCCGCCCGGCGCCGTCACCTGTCGAAACCTGTCGAGACCTGTCGAGAGGAAACACCATGCCTATCCCTCCTAGCGTCACGCGCAGCGAACTGATGGAGGCTGCGCGCCCGCTCTTGGACCTGCTCGGAACGAGCCCGAAGAACTTCTTCAGGTTGGCGTGGGACGCCAACGAGGTTTCCCTCGTGGTTCCCGTCCGGCACGAGGATGACCCGCAGGGCCGCGCTCCGTCCCAGCCCGCCGGAAAGACCGTGGTCGGCCTCCCCGCCCATCCGCAGGGCCTAGCGGATTCCCCGATCGTCGTCGGCGACGGGGCCCACGCGGAGCTCGCGTACGACGTGAAGGTCGAGGTGATCGACTAATGCCCCGACTCACGATCCCCCTGTACGCAGACGGCGACTTCGAGCACCTCGGGGAGCTCAAGAAGAAGGTCTTCATCGCTCAGCGCAACGCAGAACTGGCCGTCCAGCTCGACGCCCGCGCCGGCGACGACGACGCGGACCAGCCCGATCTCGTGCAGCAGGCCATGGACGAGTTCAACACCGCCGTCGACGCGGCGCGCGACCGTGCTGAGGAGTGGGTGCTGCACTCGATCGGGTGGAAGGAGTGGCGCGACCTCGTGTCTGCGCACCCCGCCCGGAAGATCACCGAGACCGTCGGAGAAGACGACGACGAGCAGACGCTTGAGGTCGTCCATCCCGACGACCGTCAGTACGGCGTCAACACCGAGACGTTCGGGCTGGCACTACTTCTGTGGCGTGACCCTGACGACGAGGCCCTGGCCGTGGACCTCGACGGCGACGAGGACGACCTGCCCATGCGCACCGTTCTCCAGCCCGACCTATCGCCCGAGACGCTCGTACGCCGGGTGAAGCGCCTTTCTGAGGGCCAGTTCGAGACCCTGTGGCTCGCCGCCTTGCAGCTCAACGTAGGGGGCGTGCAGGACCCAAAATTGGCGATCTTCTCGACCGGCGGGAGGTCGAGCGGGTCCTGAAGATCACCCGCTCGCTGGGAATGTCCCGGCTCAGCGAGTGGGACCAGCTGCCCGATGACGAGCAGCAGATGCGGATCGAGCAGTACGAGCGGGAGCAGCGGACCTGCCCGGACTGCGGGAACCCGGTCGAGCACTGTTCAGACCCGAAGCGGAAGAACTACCCGTTCCGTCGGATCTGCTACGCGTCGATGGAGCGCGAGGCCGCGAAGGCCGCGTACCAGGAGCTCCACAAGGACCTCAAGTGGCACGACGGGACCTTCGAATCATGGTCGAAGGAACGGTCCGACCAGTTCCCGTACCCGGCTGACGCGGGCGTGCACATCGGCGTCTCTGACGTCGACGTGACCCCGTGGGACCGGTTCATGACCGACGTCGACGCCTCCCCGCACGCGCCTGCGGACGACGGCGACGCGGCGGTGGACGACCTGGTGTTCGAGCCCGAGCCCGAGCCCGACGACGAGTAGCAGCACGCTGAGACGAGGGGGGAGGGTCTGATGGCTGTCCGCAGAGAGTCCGTTCTCCTCGAGCTCGACGACCACTTCACCCGTGAGATGCTCGCGGCTGCCGCGGCAACGGCAGCGGTCAGGCGTGAGCTGAACGACCTCTCCGGAACCGCGGTCCGCTCCTCCCGGTCGACGTCGACAGTCCAGCGGGACATCAGCAACCTCGAGAAGACCAGCAAGAGCGCCGGCAAGGAGATCGACCGGCTGTCCGGCCGGATGCGGATCTTCGCCGACCTCGCGCTGATCGTCGGGCCGTCCCTCGCCCCGATCGGCGCCGTCGGGGTTCCTGCGGTTGCCGGGCTGGCCAACCAGTTCGGGTTCGCGGCGCTGGCCGCGATCACCGCGAAGCTGGCGTTCAAGGGCATCGGCGACACCCTGACCGCGGTCAACAAGGCCGCGATCGAGCCGACCGCGGAGAACATCGCCAAGGCCCACCAGGCGATGCAGATGCTGTCTCCTGCCGGCCGGGACATGGTCCGGCAGCTGCAGTCGATGCGGCCACTGATCGACGACCTCCGAGACAGCGCGTCCGGGTCCATGTTCCCCGGGCTGATCGAAGGGCTTGAGTCGCTCGAGCGGCTGGCCCCCCGCGTCGAGGGGATCCTCGGCAACGTCGGCAAGGAGCTCGGGAAGATCGCCTCCCGCGGCGCGGACTCGCTCACTGGGCCACGGTGGGCCGAGTTCTTCTCGATGCTCGCCACCGAAGCGAAGCCGACCCTGCGGGACCTCGCCTCGGCCATCGGGTCCCTGACCCACGGGCTCGCCCAGATGTGGATCGACTTCTCGCCCCTGAACCGCGACTTCGGCTCCTGGCTCGCCGACGCGGCCCGCGGGTTCGACAAGTGGGCCACCGGGCTCGACCAGACCGCCGGGTTCCAGGAGTTCGTCGAGTACATCCGCACCAACGGACCCCGGGTCGCCGACACGGCGATCGCCGTCGGCAACGCGATCATCGAGATCGTCGAGGCCGTCGCACCGCTCGGCGGCCCGTCGCTGAAGATCATCGAGACATTCGCCAACGCCCTCGCGAAGCTCGCCGACAGCGACATCGGGACTCCGATCCTCGGCGCCGTCGCTGCGCTCGCCCTACTCAACCGCACCCTGCAGGTCACCGGTGCGCTCCAGACCCGCCTCACTGGCAGCACCGCGATCACCAGCGGCGTCGCCTCCGGCGGCCTGTTCGGCTTCATGGCCACCGGCGCCCGGTCCGCGAGCACCAACATCTCGCAGCTCCGCACGGACCTGCGGACCATGGCCAACGAGTACCGGCGCACCTCCCAGGTGACCCGAACCGTCGGTCCCTCGCTATTCGGACCCACCCCTCTCGGTGCGAGCCGCACCTACGGCTACACCAAGGGCGGCCGGGCAACCGGCGCACTGGGCTCGCTGTCGCTGTCCGCGATCTCGGGCACGTCGGGAGCGGCACAGCGAACCCGCGCGACCATCGGGCAGATCGGGTCAACGGCCGGCAAGACCGCCGCTCTCGTCGGCGCCCTGACGCTCGCGACCACAGGGCTCGGCGACAGCTTCGGGCTCAGCAACACCGCGATGCTGGGCATGGCGGGCACGATGGCCGGCCCGTGGGGCGCCGCCGCCGGTGCCGGTGTCGGGCTGATGCTGGACCTGGCCGCCGCGAACGACGACGTCTCAGCCTCGCTCGACAACGTCAACGCCCTCCTCGCCGGCGGAGCTGGGTTCACGCAGCTCTCCGCAGGGCTCAAGACGGCCCGCGGGGACGTCACGGGCTTCCAGGACGACGTCAACGGATTCATGGGCTCGTTCTCGAACCGGAACAACCCGTTCGACAGCGACTTCTGGGACGTCAAGGGCCAGCTCGCCGCGACGAAGAACACCTGGGAGGGGATCTTCGGGAAGTCCGACGTCGAGGAGGCCCGCGAGGAGTACGACCTGGCCGCCGACGCGGTCAAGAACGCCGAGGGCGCCGCGCGCGGACTGGCCGACGTCATGGGTGTCGACATCTTCGGCTCCCAGACCGCGCAGCTCCAGCAGCTCGACCGGGTCATCCAGCAGGCGCAGCCCGCCATGGACCGGCTCGGCATCACCCAGGAGGACCTGCGCGCCGCGTTCGCGGTCAAGGACGCCAAGGACGGAACGCTGTTCGGTTCGCTGGTCCGTGACGGGATCGGCGACTACGACAAGATGACCGCGGCGATCAACCGTGCTAACCGTGCGATCAGCCGCTCGGAGAAGAACGCCGCGATCATCCAGGCCCAGGACCAGGCCGCACGCAACGCGGCCGCGTCGTTCCTGAACTACAGCGACGCCATCGTCAAGGGCAAGTTCAACCTCGACGACTACCTCAAGCAACTCGAGAAGCAGGCCCGAGCCCAGCAGAACTTCGAGAACAACATCGAGGAGCTGGGTGAGCGGGGTCTCAGCGAGGCAGCCACTAACCAGCTGCGGAACCAGGGCGCAGCCGGGATGCAGGCCGCGGAGGCGCTGGCCAACGGGTCCGCGGCCGCGATCCGACGCTTCAACCGCGTCGTACGCCAGGGGCAGGACACGGTTCGCCACTTCGGCGAGGACACGGTCTCCGAGCTCCGTGCGGCGAAGACCGCGTTCGCCTCCCTGCCCAAGGACGTGCGGACCAAGATCAAGGCCGACGGGATCCCTCAGACCGAGGCCGAGGTCGATCACCTCGTCGACAAGTACGACCTGACGGAGAAGGAACGCCGGGCGCTCATCACGCTCAAGGACCTCGCGTCCGGGCAGATCCAGCAGGTCCTCAGGCTGCTCGCCGCCGCCGACGGGGCTCACGCGGAGTCGACGATCACGATCACCACGATCCGCCGCCAGCAGTACGAATACTCCCAAGGCGGCAACCAGGCCGGGGACACCTCCGGCGGGGCTCCCGACATCCGCGGCGGTACGGCCGACGGCGGCACGATCCCCGGCGCACGTCACCCCTACCGCGACAAGGTTCTCGCGTCGCTACGGACCGGCGGCTCGTGGGCTCTCGCTCCCGGCGAGGAGGTCACCTCCAACCGGTACGGCCAAGCCGATGTGTTTCGCCGCGAGCTGAAGGCGATCAACAACTGGCGACCTGGCATGCCGCACCCGCTGGCCCCTCGGGCGTCCGAGCGGCCGCTGAACAGCGGCGGCGGCGGTGGAGGGGTCACCCGCCACGTCGTCGAGGTGCGTGTGGTGGGTGGCGAGTTCGACCTCACGCATGCCCGCGCGCAGATTGACGGCATCGCCCGCGTGATCAGCCAGGACACCTACGACCAGAACCGGACCTGGGAGGCGACGCAGGGTGGCTGAGTTCGACGTCAAGACCGGGCACGACACGTGGCTGTCGGAGGCGTCGCCGAACGCGGTCAACCCGTCGGGCCGGTTCCCCGCGGTCCGGGCGGGCGGCTCGGCGCGGTTCCGAACGCTGCTGAACATGCCGCTGTCCGCGTCGCGTATCGGCGGGAAGACGATCCTGTCGGCGATCCTCTCGGCCCCGGTGCACGGCAACTGGGTCAACCAGACGATCACCGTGCAGGCGCTCGCGGCGTCATGGAACCAGGCACGGGCGAACTGGAACAACCAGCCCGGAGTGCTCGGCGCCACCGCGGTGTCGGCGGCCACTGGTGCGCTCACCGCAGGGCAGCGGTTCGAGATCGACGTGACCGCGCTCGTGCAGGCCATCGCGAACGGGCAGGCGAACTACGGGTGGCGGATCACCACCAGCCAGTCCACCGACCGCTCGACGTTCCGCGGGTTCGACTCGGGGTTCGCGGCATGGACGCTGCACGTCGAGGTGTCCGACGCCCCCGCGAAGCCCACCCAGCTCGCGCCGGCCGGCGTGATCAGCGTCGCGAAGCCGGTCCTGTTGTTCGACGAGATCGACGACCTGGCCGCGGTCAACGTCCAGGTCGACGCGTCGGCTTCGTCGCCGTTCGACTACGACTCCGGCTGGGTCAACGTCACGACGCCGCAGCTGGACCTCGCCGCGATCACCGCCAACCAGTTGCCGGCGTCGCAAGGCAACGCCGGCACGTTCGACACCGACATCGCCGGGTGGCTGACCTCGAACTGCGCGATCGCGCGGGTCACGACGCCTGTGCAGGCGGGCGCTGGCGCGCTCCGCATGACCGCGTCGAGCGCCGCGGACATGTACGCGGCGGCGAGCAACACGCTGAGCGCGATGGTCCCCGTCGTCCCTGGGCAGACGTACCACGTCGAGGCCTACAGCCGAGCGGCCACCACCAGTCGCAGCACCCGTGTCGAGATCCAGTGGTACGACGCCGCGGGCGTGTCGCTGTCCGTCTCCACCGGCACTGCGACCGCCAACAGCACCGGGGCCTACGGTCTGCGCGAGCTCGCAGCGGTCGCTCCGGCAGGTGCCGCCTACCTGCGGCCGCGGCTGTACGTGATCGCGCCGGCCTCCGGCGAGATCCACTACTGGGACACGGTCACCGTCAATGTTGGGACCGCGAACTTCGGGGGGCTCGCTGACGGGGCGACGACGAACTGGCGGTGCCGGGTCAAGAGCACCGACGGGTCGATCTCTGCGTGGTCGGACTGGGTGAGCATCACGCGCGCGGTGAAGCCGGTGATCGTGATGGACAACCCGTCCGGCACCGCCTTGTGGGATCCGACTCCGTCGATCGCCGCGCACCTGTCTCCGGCGGGGTCGGCGGACACCCGGTGGCAGGTCATCGTGACCGCGGTCGGCGACCCGACCGACGTGCGTTACAACTCCGGCGACGCGCTCGACGGTGCGACGCTCGACCACCAGATCCCGTTGCGGTGGAACGGGCAGCGCGTGTTCGTCGACGACGGCACCTACCGGCTGGTCGTGAAGGCGTGGGACCGCTCCGACCGCGTCCCGTCCCCAGGTGACCCGTCGTTCGTCCGCACGATCACCGTGGTGACGTTGGACGCGGACAACCTGCTGGCCCCGCCCGACTCGCTCACCCTGTCGCAGCTCACGAGCGGCTACCCGGACATCAAGCTGCACTGGACCCGAGCAGCGGACCCGGACTACGGGTTCGTGGTGCGCCGCGACGGCGAGTTCCTGGTGTTCCTCGACGTCAACGACTACCGGGTGGCGCCCGGGGTGTGGGAGTGGATCGACGAGTCCGCTGCACCGAACGTGGCCCACCAGTACGCGGTCCGCGCCGTGGTCAACTCCGGCGGGCAGCGGAAGCAGACCCCGAACAGCCCGGCGATGAGCATCTTCGCCGAGGTGCTCTCGGTGTGGCTGAGATCCGACCTGGGGGACATCGAGCTCTTCGGCGAGTACCCCGAAGCGAAGCAGGTCACGATGGTCCAGTCGTTCGATCTGCCGTACCGGTCGGAGCCGGTCGACATCGTGACCGCGGTCGGCGGCTACCAGTGCGACTCCTACACCGGCACGATCGACCGCCGCACCCCTGACCTGTCGGACGTCCTCGACCAGCTGCAGCGGCTCCGGCACATCCCGACCGCGGAGATCCGGCTGATCTGGTCGACGCACAACGTGTGGGTGAACCTCCGCGGCCTGTCGGTGGCGGCGTCGAAGAAGTCCATCAAGACGAACCCGATCTACGACGTGTCGTTCGGGTTCTTCGAGATCGACCCGCGGGACTAACGGTGCTGACCGACTTCCTGCACGTCGACGGCGACCCGGTCCCGATGGCGGACTATCTGCACGCGATCACCCACACGCACCAGCGGCGGGTCCGGGTGCGGATCCTGGACCTGAACCACAAGCGCGTCGGCTGGGTCGGCGACGTCATGGACGGGCAGGTGACCATCGACGTCACCCAGCGTGACGTGTCGCGAGTCGCGAACCTTCGATTCCTCGACCCGGCACAGGCGCTCGGGTGGGAGCCGGACTCGCCGTCGTCGCTGCCGTTGCACATGCGGCGGATGGTGCAGGTCCTCGACGACCGCGCGGTCCCCGGCTACGGGTGGGTGTCCTGCCCGGTGTTCACCGGCCCGGTCGACGAGTTCGACCGTGACGGCGCGGAGGTAACGCTCACCGCTGGGGGCAAGGAGCGCCTGGCGCTCGGGTCGTTCGGCCGCAGCCACTCGTGGGCGAAGGGCCGGATGATCGTTGACGTCATCCAGGAGATCATGACCCTCGCCGGCGAGTCGCCGACGCGGATCCACCTCCCGGCGATCGGGGCGCGGCTCCCGAAGGAGTTCAACGTCTCCCGCACCGACAAGCCGCTGGTGAAGGCCCGCAAGCTCGCACGGTCGGTGGACTGCTTCGTGTTCTACGACGGCCGCGGGCACTTCCGGATGCGGCGTCGGCCTACCCACCCGACCCTCACTCTCGACGAGAACTGGTTGCGTGGCCCGGTTCGTCTCGACCGGCCGAAGCTGGAGTTCCACAACCGGTGGATCATCTTCGGCCCGAAGCCGGGCGGGAACAAGCCGCGGCCGTTCGCAGATGTCTGGCTCCCGAAGCCCAACGCCTACTCCGCGTGGTCGATCGGACGGGACGTCGCCGGCGAGCGGGTGCCGCGGTGGCTGGTCTACGAGGACGAGCGGAACGCGAAGACGCACGCGAAGCTGCTCGAGATCGCGAACCGGAAGCGAGACGAGAAGATCCGGTTCTCCGCGGACGTGTCCCTCGACGCCCTGCCGTTCCCCGCCGTGGAGGAGTGGGACCTGTACCGCGCGAAGGACCCGGCCACGGGGACCGTGATCACCCAGGTCCGTCAGGCCACGATCCCGCTGGTCGCCGGCGACATGACCATCGGCGCCCTGAAGCGGGTCTCGCGAGTGAAGCGCCACGGCGGGTTCCACTTCCAGTCGCACCCACTCCACGGCGGCGGGCACCACTTCCAGGCACACGGAGGGCACTAGTGTCGGACACCCACAAGCGGGTCGCGTCGGTGACGCCCGTCAGCGACGGGTCCGCGACCGTCGGCGACCTGCTCGCCGGGGCCACGGTGATCCCGGTCGGGTACTCCGACGACTTCGAGGGCGGCACCCACGTCCTGATCGCCAGCCAGGTGTACACCTACTCCGCGGTCGACGACGGCGAGGTCTCCGGGCAGCCGTCGATCACCCTCAACACCGGGCTGGCCGCGAACGTCGACGACGACACGGCGGTGGAGCTGTGGAACGCCAACGACGGCACCGTGGTGATGGAGTGGAAGGCCGAGGTCACCGACGACATCGACGGCTCGGCCGGGATCGCGACCCTGCTGCACACCCTGATCCCCCTGCTGCCCGAGGGGCAGCCGCTCGCCGAGGGCGACAGTGTCGTGGTCCGCGAGGAGGACGACGGGTCCTGGACGATCATCGACGTCGTCGGGAAGACCCCCACGGTCAGCCTCGCGTACTCCGACCCGGCCACCCTGGACGAAGCGATCCCGCCCGCCCCGCCCGCGGTGTCGCCGACCGTGACCGCGATCGGTCTGCTCGAGTCGTTCATCCTGCGGTGCGAGTCGTTCGCGACCGGCGACAAGGTCGCATTCCAGGTGTCCAGCGACGGCGGGTCGACGTGGGCGGACCTCCCGGGGATGCCGGTCCGCACCCAGATCGTGACCGCGAAGACCCTGCCCGACGACTCGCCGTTCGTCGTGGGCACGGACTACCTGTTCCGCACGATCGCGAGCAACGCCGCCGGCGCCGCCGCCGCGTCCGCAGCCACGCCGGCCGTGCAGCTGAACACTGCCGCGGCCGCGGTCGTGGCATCCCAGGTGGTGACCGACCAGATCATCGCCGGGTGGGCCCTCGTCGGCGAGCTGAGCATCGCAGGCAACAACTTCCGCCTGTTCCCGCCCGGAACCGACCCTGACTATCCGGCCGGCGGACTGTTGATCCGCCTTACCGGCGACGGCGAGATCTACCTTCCGGCCGACGCTGCGGCCACCGCCCGCATGGTCGGTGTCAACGACATCGACGTGGAGAACCTCGACGTCACCAACCTCGACATCCAAGGCTCCTCGCACCTCGGCGGCGACATCAGTGTCGGTGCGACGATCACCGATCCGACGTCCGCGCCGATCGTCACCTCGACCTACGACAGCGTCTACACCGACGTCAACAGCAACCCGCGAGGCCTCTGTCGAGATGTTGCCGGTACCGGCTGGATCACGACCGAAGACAACCGACTCATCGCCCTCGACGCGGCGGGCAACATCACTGCCCAGGTGACGGTCAGCGGCATGATCGCCAGCGGCGGCGTCACCAAGGTCGGCTCCGACTACTACGTTCTCCGCCAGCTCGAAGGATCGGGCTGGCGCGTCAGCAAGTTCAACTCCTCGCTGGCACTGCAGTCCACCTGGAACCCCAGCAGCAACGACTTCCAGGGCGACTCGCCCGCCATCGGCACCGACGGCACCAACGTCATTGTCGCGAGCTTCCACAACGTCCCCGCAGCGGAGATCGTCCGCTACACCACCGCAGGGGCCTTCGTCGATGCGATCGTCCCCAACACCTCGATCGATTCCTACGGGGGCGTCTTCGTAGGCGCCGCTGACTTCGGCGGCACCCGTTGGGTCCTTCACCCGGACGACGCCGACGTGCTGGTTTACAACGGCTCCGCGGTGCTTCAGTCAGGCGACGCCTGGCCCCGCCCAGCCGGGCACAAGGTGCGGGGCCTGTGGTGGGACGGAACGAACTTCTGGGTCATCAACGGCACCGGCCTGATCCGAAAGCTCGAGGGCGCTGCCACGACGGCCACCCACTACTGGTCCTACACCTACGTCGACTCCGACACGCACGCGACCGGACCGAGCCCGCAGAGGACCTGGCCACGAGTGAAGCGGTCCAAGGTCATGGTGACCTGCCCGGCGGCGCCGCAGACATCGGCGGTCGGTACGCACGTCGCGAACCGGATCCAGATCTACGCCGCGTCGACGGTGGGCGGTACGAAGTTCCCCCAGGGGGCCGCGCTGGCGGTGGGGGCGACGGCCTCGGCCTACGCCACCGTAGGCGCCACCGGCACACCGCCCGGCGTCAACAACTGGAACTTCGTCACGATCCCGGGCAACATCCACAGCGAGACCGTGCGCTCCGACGGCGAACCGAAGTTCGAGGTCGACGGCAACGGCCAGGGCCGGTTCGACGGCCTCATCGGTCCGGGTTCGATCATGATGTACGGCGGCGCCGTGGCCCCGCCCGGGTGGCTGCTGTGCGACGGGGCGGCCGTGGCCCGGACGGGTACGTCCGGTTACCCCGACCTGTTCGCCGCCATTGGCGAGACGTTCGGTTCGGGAAACGGCTCGACCACCTTCAACGTCCCGGATCTGCGCGGCCGGTTCCCCATCGGCGTCAACCCCGCAGCGACCACCCACGCGAAGACGCTCGGCCTGACCGAGACCGGGAACAACACCGGGGACACCGCGGCGAACCGCGAGGGACGTCTCAACCACGAGCACGCGCACCAGCCGGGGACCCTGGGCGTCCCGGACCACGGAACCCAGACGAACACCACCACCGGCGGGACCGCGACACGTGTCCACGCTCCGGCGCACGGTTCTCTCACGGGCTCCACGTCGACGAAGGGTCTGAACGACTCGAGCACGCAGAACCACGCGTTCCTGGCGCTCAACTTCATCATCAAGGTCTGACGGGGGCGAGTTCATGACGAAGATGCCCGAGCTCGCCCGGTACCTGCGGGGCTGACCGGTGGCCGTCGCGTGGGCCTCGACGGCTGCTCAGGGGGTCGCCACCACGGTCGCCTCCGTCCCGTGCCCGAAGCCTGCCGGGCTTGCGGTCGGGGATCTGATGACTGCCAGGGCGGAAGCCAACAACGCAACCGCGACCTGGACGGCACCGGCCGGGTGGACACTCCTGGTCCAGAACACCACCACCATCGGCACCGCGCTGTTCGCGAAGTTCGCTGACGCTGCTGACGTTGCGGCGTCCAGCTTCACATTCACACGCGCCACCAACCTGGTGAACCCGGCTGTCGTGGTGATCGACAGGTTCACTGGCGCAGGATCCATCCAGGCGGCCGACATCGCCGGCGGCACGGGCACCACGATTGTGCTCCCGTCGATCAACGCTGCAGCAGGGTTCCTGTGGCAGTCGGTGAACCGTGTCTCTGGCACCAGCGGCTGGACGCCGCCTGGGACCGCGACCGAGCGCTACGACCTCACCTCGGGCGGCAGCGCTGCGCAGTGCGCCGGCGGAGACGAGACCGTGGCCGCGGGAGCCACCGGCACCCGGACCTGGACGAGCACCTCCGGCAACAGCCGCGGGTCGATCATCTCGATCAACCCGATCCCCACGCTCGCCCCTGACGACACCGCGAACGGGCACGCCAGCGAGTCACCGATCCTCACCCAGGTTCACGTCCTGAGCCCGGCGGACAGTGCGCACGCCGACACTGCGGACTCGCCGACGTTGACACAGGTCCACGTCATCGCGCCGGCCGACAGTGCCCACCCCCACGTCGTCGGCAGTCCGGCGCTGACCCAGGTCCACCAGCTGGGGCCGGCCGACAGCGTCCACATGCACACCTCGGAGTCGCAGGCGCTGACGCAGGTGCACCTGCTGCAGCCTGCGGACACCGTCCACTCGCACGCCTCCGAGTCGCCGCAACTGTCAGCCGTCACAACCCTCGCCCCAGACGGAAGCCTGCACGCCCACGCCACCGAGTCGGCGACGGTCACGCAACTGCACCTGCTGACGCCGGTCGACTCGGTCCACGCTCACGCGACCGGATCGCCCGTCCTCGAGCAGGTCCACGTCATCGCACCGGCCGACTGCCTCCACGTTCACGCCACCAGGAGTCCCGTCCTGACCATCCCCGTGGAGACGCCGCCCGAGCGCACGTCTGTCGCCACGGCAGCGCCGAGAACGTCGACGGCCTCATCCAGCAGTCGCACCAGCACCGCCACCGCCGCACCCCGGATCAGCAGCAACTAAGAAGGAGCTCCCCGATGGCCAAGTTCACCGCCGATAGCGTCCTCGACGCCGCTCTCGCGAAGGTCGCCACCGCCACCCGCATGGTCATCACCTCGGCCCAGCCGGCGAACTTCGCTGGCATCGCCGCGGTCGCGCTCGCCGACAACGTGATGACAGCCGGGGCCGGGAACGGCGACTACACCCTGGCCGACGGCGACACCTCAGGCCGGAAGCTCACGGTCCTCGCCCAGAACGGCATCACGGTCGACGCCTCGGGGAACGCGAACCACGTCTGTCTCGACGACGGGGCCACGCTGCTGCACGTCACGACCATCACCGCGCAGGCGGTGACCGCAGGGAACACGATCAACGTCGGCGCGTACGACGTCGAGTTCGCGGACGTCACCCCCTGATGTCCACGTTCACCAAGGACCCAGACGACGTTCTCGACTACGTGCGCGACTGGGCGGCCGTCCTCGACGGCGACACCATCACGACGTCGACGTGGACCGTCCTCGACGCGGGGATCACGGTCAACTCCGACGAGCGCACCACGACGAAGGCGACTGTCTGGATCTCCGGAGGCACGCTCGGCCAAACCCACCGCGTGGTGAACCGAATCACCACGGCCGGAGGCCGCACCCTGCGCAAGACGTTCAGGTTCAGGATCAGGGCGAAGTGATGCTCGACCAGACCGGCGCCGTCCTCTCTGTCTTGCTCGGCATGGTCGCGCTCCTGGGCGCGGCGGCCGGATGGTTGCGTTGGGTACGGCCACGGCTGAGAGCCCTCCGAGCGAAGTTCGTGCAGGCCACGGACAGCCTGATCGGTCGCGAGGAGCAGCGCGACTCGATCACCGGCCGCGTGATCGCGCCGGCGCTTCCGGGGATCGGTGTGCGGATGGAGAACGTCGAGCGGTCCATCGAGTCCATCGCCACCTTGCTCAAGTCGCAGCACACTCAGGATCAGCGCCTCGACGCCCTCGAGCACCGGAACGATGCGATCGAGCATCGGGTGCAGCAGCTGGAGGACGGGACCATCGAGCGGATCGCCGCGAAGGCTGAGTCGGTGGCTGCCTGGCGGGCTGTGGAGTCCATCAGCAAGCAGGGCGACATCAATGACGTGACCGACGTCGAGGACCACTGTCCTCCCGAGATCGAGGGCTGAAGCCTGATGCCCGCGCCCGACGACCGGCGCGGCTTCCTATCCCATGACCCGCCGTGCCCGTGGTGCGGCCACGGACCACACCGCTACCTGCCGTGCGGTGACACCTGCGACTGCACCCACGCCGAGCAGCTCGGCATCGACACAGCCTTAGGAGGCTGACATGGCCCGCACCCCTGAGCAGGCTCGCGCCTGGGCGCTCGCCCAGGTCGACCACCCCGACGAGGATTACACCCGCGAGTGCCTCCGGTTCGTCAGGAAGGCCTTCGACGTCGACTACGTCGGCGCCTGGCCGGACGACGACCGCAACGCCGGTACCGCGTGGGACCGCGCTCGCTTCAAGCACCCGGCGAGCGACCCCGACTCGATCCCCGGGAACGTAGCTGCGTTCTTCGAGACCTCGGGTGAGGCCGACCACGTCGTCTTCGCGCTCGGCGGCGGATGGTGCCTGACGAACGACTTCAAGCGCACTGGTCGCATCGACCGCGTCCGCATCGCCGACATCGTCCGCGAGTGGAACGCGCCCCTCAAGGGCTGGACTGAGGACCTGGTCGGCAACCGCGTCATCCCGTCCGTCGCCGCGCCGACGCCAGCTCCGGCGGCCTCGTCCGGGGCGCTGCGTGTCGACGGCGTGGACATCAGCCACCACAACCCGCAGCCGGTCGACTTCGCCGCCGCGAAGCGCGCCGGCGTGAAGTGGATCTACCACAAGGCCACCGAGGGATCGACGGTCACCGACGCGAACCTCACTCGCCGCGGCCAGGAGGCCATGCTCGCGGGGATCCCGTTCGGGACCTACCACTTCGCCCGTCCTGACGGCGGCGACGCGGCGGCCGAGGCGCGGCACTACCTGTCGGTGGCCAAGCCCGGCGAGGGGGACCTGCGGCCGATGCTCGACCTCGAGGACGACGGCGGCCTGTCCCGCTCGGCGCTCACCCGCTGGGTGGGTGAGTGGGTCGCGATCGTTGAGAAGGCGACCGGCGGCAAGCCGATCATCTACACGCCGTTCGACCTCGACGACACGTTCGGCTGCCTGTTGTGGGTGGCGCGCTACCACCCCGACAACGCCGCCCCGCGAGTTCCGGCGCCGTGGAAGGCGTGGGACATCCGCCAGTTCTCCAACGGCGTCGTCGGCCGCCCCTCGTCGGTGGCCGGGTTCGGGCACGTCGACCTCAACACCATGCGGAAGGGGCTCACCGTGGACGACCTGACCATCAAGCCGAAGCGTCGCAAGCTCCGCCGGTGGCGCGGCCGGATCGTGAAGGTCTGGACGAACCTCGGCAACGGCACCGACGACCAGGTTAAGCGCGACCTGTCGAAGTACGCCGCCGGCGGCGCCCACGTCATCCTGATGGCGGAGGCCGGCGACCGGCAGCACGTGCTCGCCGAGTGGGCCGAGGAGAACGCCTGGACCTACAGCCCGGGCGACGGCTCCCCGGGCGCCGCGTCCACGCCCGCGCTCATCCGTGACGATGTGTTCCCCTGCGTCGTGAAGCGTCGGACCAGCGAGGCAGTGCCCGCGACGCAGGTCGGAGCACCCGGCGCCGGACCTGCGGGCATGAAGCGGAAGACGGTCAACGAGCTGACCGTCCGCCGTGCCGGGCGTCTGGGGCTGCCGCGTCGCTCCGCCCGGTTCCTGTGGGGGCACTGGCCGCCGTCCGTCGACCAGGACAACCTGGCGAACACCGAGCTCCGGCGGCGCCTGCACCGCAGGATGAGCACCGCGTTCCTCCACGTTGCCGCGGGCGGCCGGTGGATCCTCAAGCCGCTGACCACCATCGACGGGGACTTCAACACCGAGTGGGACAGCCCCCTCATGGATCCCTACCGCGACGCCGGGTTCGTCGCGATCCCCACCGGCCCGACCCACGTCCGCCGCGTCATCGACCTCTGCCTCGTCCGAGGTCGCCGCATGGCCAAGAAGATCCGACGCGCCTTCACCGTCGCCGGGTCGTCCGACCACAACGCCGTCGCCACCGAAATCGACTGAGGAGAACACCATGAACTACGCCAAGGCCATCGCCGGAGCCCTCGTTGCCCTGACTGGCGGCATCGCCGTCGGTTACGCCGACGACGCGCTCACCACCGGCGAGCTGTGGTCCGCGATCGCCGCGGGCGTCGCCGCCGGCGCCACCGTGTTCGGCATCCGCAACCGGGGCTAGCCATGCTCCGCCGGCTGCTCGATCGCCTCGCCGAACTGGCGAAGATCGAGCCGAACTGGGCCAACTTCAGCGACGTCCCGCTCGACGACGTCGGTGACCGGTTCCCCGCCTTCGGCGGAGACGAGTGATGCCCCGGCACTTCTGGCGCACCATCGTCGCCGTGCTCGGCGTCCTCGCCGCCTACGCCGGCCTCGTGAAGCACGACGGGACGTTCTGCCATGACGTCGTCCGCACCGGTTTCGGCACCGACACCGGCTGGGGCAAGGCCCGCTTCCTGACCGCGGTGGGGGTGTTCTGCGTGCACATCCTCCGCTGGCCCCCCGACCGTCCACGCCCATCGACTATGCGGAGAGGAGGAACACCATGAAGAAGAAGCTCACCGCTCTCGTCCTCGCGGCCGTCGCCACGGTCGGACTCGGCACCGTCGTCGCCCAGATGACCGCGCCGACCCCGGCCCCCGCGGCCACCGGCTGGCCGTGCCCCGGCTGCTGATCGCCAGTCGAACAGGGAACCGCCCCGTCCACTTCGGTGGGCGGGGCGGTTTCGTGCGTTCAGCGATGCCCTGTGCAGATCCGCACCGGCGCACCCCACACGCCCGAGCCAGCTCTGTCAGTACTGCGACTGCTCGCCCAGGACTAGGAACCACCCGAAGCCGCAGATGATCGACAGAGCGATGATCCATCCGCCTCGGTTCGGGGCCGGCTTGCCGACGACCACCAGCCCGATGATGAAGCCGACCAGCGGCATGGCGATCGCGGTCAGCCAGCCCGCTGCTTCGAGGCCCGGGCTGACGCCGCCCGGGACCGTGGCTACGTAGGTGACTGCGGGCGGCGCGGGCGCGACGTGCTCGGACCAGCTCTCGCCGTTCCAGTACCGCCGCGTGTCCGCCATCTTCGGGTCGGGGTACCAGCCTGGGGGCGCCGCCGGCGCATCCTCTGCCATGACCGCGCCCGGCTATCGGTGCCAGCGGGGGATCCGCACCGGCGCACTCCACACGCTCGACGCGACCTTCATCCGACAGGCCACCGACCGTAGCGGCACCCGGGTACGGCTCGGCGAGCTCGACACGACCTTCCGCCTCGTCCCGCACTTCAGGACCACGCGGCCCTCGTCGCGAGACACCCACCGGACGACAGCGCGGTGACGGGAGACCCGCTTCGCCGACCTGATGACCGGCGGCCTCACGACCGCGCCGACCACAGTGACCTTCTCGACCGCTTCCGTCGCGTCGTTCAGGTCGATCGTCGCTCGGTCGAATCCCGCCCCGCCCTGCACGGCCTGAGACTCCGCCGTCGAGGCGGCAGCAGTCGTCTGCCCGAGTTCGGCCGTGATCGCGACATCGGCCCCGTCCCCAAGGTCGATCGGCGCCGGCGAGCTGTCCTGCAGTACGTAGTCGTCACCTGCGCCCATTTCCTGCGCGACCGAGACGCACTTGGAGGTGTCGTTGCCGTCGAGGAACTTGATGAGACCGGCCGTGATGTCAGGGTAGTCCCGGCACTGGCCGTCGACCTCGGCTCCGATGGTGTCTGCGAAGTTGGTGTAGGTGAGGTTCTCCGGGTTGTCGGTGTCCGAGCCAATCACGCTGCCGAAGAGCGACCAGACCATGCCGCCGCCGTTCCACACGGTGTGCCAGTCGGTGTGCGAGGCCAGGTTGCTGTCCGACCAGCCCTGGCCCCAGAGCTCGAGGGAGACCGTGTCGGAGCCCCCGTCCGCGCCCTGGATCCGTATGGCGCCGATCGCGTTCGTGATGAGGGTGCCTCGGGCGTCTTCCCAGTCCTGCGGCTCGTAGGCCAGGAGGTACGTGTCGTCGCCGGGGGAGCCGGGGACGATGCCGACTCCGTTCCGGTCGGTGGGGAAGCCGACACAGATGCGGTCGTTGCCGTCGGTCTGGCTGCCGACCGCGACGTTGCCAGGGACGGCGAGGCAGTCTGCCAGCAGCTGCTGGTTCGCCGGAGAGGGGTCCCATGCTTCGGCGTGCGCCGCTGGAGCGGCGACGAGCACGAGACCGATGACGGTGGAGAGAGTCGTGGTGATTCCGAGAAGGGGGGTCATCGGGCGACGGTACGACGGGGCCCCGGCGCTTCGCTGACGTTTGGTAAAGATCATCGGCAGTACCCCCGCTCTCGCGCTTCCGGGAAGCTGCGGAAGAAGTTCTCCGCGCGGGCGGCCCAAGCCAGGTCGGCGACCTGCCTGCGCGTCAGCCGCTTGCCGCGGTAGCCGCTGTCGTGGGCCGAGCCGTAGTGGAAGTCGCGCCACCCGCGGACGGTCATGTGGACCAGGAGAGCGGCGGCGCGGCGCTCGAGCTCGTCGAGCCCGTCGTCGGTGAGCGGGGCGTAGGGAAGTGTGTTGACTGTGTCAACGGGTCGGCCGTTTCGGACCGTGTTCTCTTGTGTCATTTCGGGGTACCTCGGAGCGTGAAACTAGGGTGTGAGCGTGAAGCGCCCATCCTTCGAATCCCGCCCCCTCTGCTAGTAGACTGGTGGCCTGACCTGCGCAAACGCGCCGATCTGAAACCATGTTGCATCTGGTGTCAACTCGGTGTCAACAGTTCCGATCTAGGATGTTGTCGTGGCAAGCATCAGAGAACGCGTATCCAGTCGTGGCGAACGGTCCTATGCCGTGCTGTTTCGGCACGGCAAGCGGCAGGCCAGCAGGACCTTCGACAGCCCGAAGGACGCCGAGCGATTCCGCTCGCTCATCGACGCCCTCGGCCCCGAACGCGCCCTGCTCGTCGCCCAGGAGCAGGCGCCGGCCGGCGGCCTGACCCTCGACCAGATCGCCGAGCAGTGGCTCGACGCGAAGGCCGGCGACGTCACCCCGCACACCCTGACCGGCTACCGCCGCGACTACGAGAACTGGATCAGCCCGCACCTTGGCCATCGCGAGGCCGCCCTGGTCACCGAGGCCGACATCCAGCAGCTCGTCGACCACATGAAGACGCGGCTGTCGGCGAAGTCGGTCGCCGACCGCCACGCGATCATCCACCAGATCTACCGGTGGGCCGGCGCGTCCTCCCGGACCGCGAAGACCGGGATCACCCACAACCCCTGCAAGGAGACCGACCTCCCGCGCCGCCAGAAGTCCAACCCGAAGGGCCTGCGACTCCCCGAGCTCTACGCCCTGCTCGCCGCGGCCGAGCGGATCGACCCGGACGCCGCCGACCTGATCGCCTTCATGGCCTCGACCGGCTGGCGATTCTCCGAAGCCGTCGCGCTCACCGCCGGCGCCGTCGAGGACGACGGCCGCAACGTCTACGTGACCATGGAGCAGGTGCTTCGCCGCCAGGTCGGCATCGTGTCCGGCGGGAAGTCCCACGCGGCGATGCGGCGACTCCGCGTCCTCGGGCCCGGCGTCGCCGTCGTGCGGCGGCTCGTGGTCGGCAAGGCGCCGAACGAGCTGCTGTTCACGTTCGCCGACGGCCGCCCCGGCGTGAACAAGCGGCACGCGTGGAACAAGAACGCGCTGCGCGACATCCGCTGGCCGCGCATCGTCGAGGCGGCCGGCCTCGCCGGCCGAGCGCCCACACCCCACTGGCTGCGCCACACGCACGTCGCGGTCTGCCACGCAGCGGGCCTTTCGCTGGCCGAGATCCAGCGGCGCCTCGGGCACGAGGACATCCAGACCACGATCAACATCTATGGACGCATGATCGAGGACATGGACGACGCCGCCGCCGACCGCCTCGACGCACTCCTGTCCGGGGCGGCTCCGCAGATCATCGCGGGCAGCGTCTCGACCGACTACCGGTCCGGGATCTCCTCGTAGGGGTACCGCCGCCGGAGATCGCGCACGATCGCCGCGAGCACGACTGCGGTGATCGTTGTCCCGTCGTCGGCGGCCGCGCGTCGCACGAGATCCCACAGGGGCACCGACGCCCGGACGGTGTGCGCTGGCGTCGCGGGCTGGTTCGGCACCAGCGCACGTTCTCGCAGAGGTGTATTACACCTCGGACGACAAGGTCGGCATCAGGGGGAGCACGAGCAGCACCGGCTCCGTCGAGGCGGGCGATATCGGGCACGGGAAACCGCTCAAGCAGGGGCATGATCGGCCGATCGATGCCTCGACGAGCTCGTGGATCTGCTGACCCCGTTCGGCCCCGAAAAGTGCCTCGCATGCGCGCATCTTGGTTGCGTCCTCCGTTAGCGTCCTGTCCCCAGTGGCCGCAAGCGTGACACGCAGGAAGCGCAGGCGCAGGCGAACGTAAAACCTACTCAGCGGTTACGTTCGTCGAAGATCCGTCGGGTCCAGTCGTGGATGGCTCGCATCTGGTCCTCGTCGGACATGGTGGAGAGGTACGCGCCGAACATGTCGAGGAAGACCTGGACCGGCGGCGCCCACGACGCGCGGGTCTCGGCGGCGACGTCGGATCCGTTCTCGTCGATGCCCAGGGCTTCAGCGATGGCGCGGCGATTGGCCGGCGTGCTGGCGCTCTTGCGGCCCTCGAACATCTGGATCGTGCGGAGCGAGACGTTGGCCGCGTCAGCGAGCTGCTGCTGCGTCCAACCCTGTCGCTTGCGTTCGTCGCGGACGCGTCTGGGGAAGTCGTCCTGGCTCATACCCGTGCCTTTCTAGTGAGTCCCCTCCCGAGGGAAACTGTTTGAAAGCGTTGCGCATCTTGCGTATGTCGTCAAGCGGTTCTGCACATCCCATTGCGTATCGCTACCGCATCCGATCATGGCGCATTTTCTTGCAACTGACTTTTCTGCGCGTTTCTGTTGCGTTTGCTGCGCACACGACCTAGGGTTCTGCGCATGGGACACGCAGGAACCGCAATCCAGGCGATGCGGAAAGCGCAGAGGCTCTCGCTCCGCGAGCTCGCCCGACTCGCCGAGGTCGAGCCAGGCTATCTGTCCCAGGTAGAGCGCGGGATCAAGGAACCGTCACCGCGCTGGCTCAAGTCCGTGACCGACGCACTCGGCCGTCACCTGGGTGGCGTGGCATGAGTTCTCTCAAGTCGCCCGAGGACCTCGCCGCGATGTTCGGCGAGGACGTGACCAAGCGCAAGGTCCTCGACTGGATGCACGAGTACGACTGGCCGCACATCAAGGTCGGCCGGCTGATCAGGTTCACCGACGAGCAGGTGACCGAGATCCTTCGGCGCCAGACCGTGACGGCACGGCCGGAGCTTCCGGCCGTGGGAATCAGCGGCCAGACCAAGCGCAGCGCGCGGAGGTCGGCGTGATCGCCCCGGCCATCCGTCTTCTCGCCGCTCTCCGCGGCGGCGCGGTGCTCGTCGCTCGACCCCGCGGGGTCGTCCACGTTCACGCCGGCCGGTTGACCGCGGCCGGTGCGGTGCCCCGCGACCGGAGGCCGTTCTGCGGCACCCGCTCCCGGCGGCTCCGCGTCGTCGGCATGGCTGACGCTCTGCCTGTTCTGGGGGGACAGGCGGGGCGGCGGTTCTGCCGCTCGTGCACCGACCGGCTGCCGGCTGCTCTCGGGGCCGACAGCCGGTCGGTGCTGGTCACCCGTGACGACTGGTCGGCGGCGTACGCCGGGCTGACGATCGAGGATCTGATGGTCGCTGCGGCGTGGTGCCGCACGGTCGACGAGACGCACCAGGTCGGCCGGATCGCGCTGATGCTGTACGGCCCGAAGCCGCTCCGGCACGCCGTGGCGACCCTCCCCAAAGGCGCCCGCCTGCTGGCGCTGCACGAAGCGATCGAGAAGCGCCGGGACCGACTCCGCAACGCCGAGCTCACCGACGACGAGCGCGCCGCCCAGGTCGCCCGCCGTGAAGCCGAGACCGCCGAGCACCAGCGGATCCAGTCCGCGCGCCGCTCCGCCGCGGCCCTCGACAAGGCCATGGCCCGACGTGCCCGCGGCTCCTACCTGATGCCCCACGAGCGCGAACTGCTGCAGATGAGCAGCTGACCCCAGAAACGAGCGGGAGCCCTGGCCCACCACTTGCCGGCGGCCGGACCAAGGACTCCCACTACCGAGAGGAAGTATCCCAGATGGGCTTCATCCACGACCTGATCGACGTCGTATGGGCGTTGCGGTGGGTCATCACTTTCGCCGTCATCGCGCTGCTCGGCGCGCTGCTCGCCGACTCGAACACGAAGCGCCACGAGCTCGAGGACATCGTCATCGCCCTCGACACCGAGAACGAGTTCATCCACCGGCGCCTCCGCCTGGCCCAGAACGTCGACAGCGAGAAGGTCCTCGACTTCATTAGCGGCCGCCCCGAACTCCTCGGACTGGCACAGAACGCGGTCCTGGCGTCCGACCTCGGAGGTCGCGACCCGAAGTACAACTTCTACGCCGGCCAGGCCGCGGCCCGCCGCGAGCTTGCGACTGCCCTCCGGCTGACGGTCCCCACCTTCGCGGGCGACCGCCCCGAGCCGTCCACGTCGTACGCCCGGGTGGTGAACGGCTGATGCGCACCATCGCCCGCGCCGTGTCGGCGCTGTTCGCACTGGCGTTCCGGCCGGTCCCGGCCCACGCCACACAAGCTGCCCGTCTCGCATCGGGGAAGACGATCCGCGAGGCGGCAGAGACCGGGGAGCGGGGTGACCGGCGCGACCCGACCCCCGCCGGAACCCCCTCCCCGGCCTACCCCGACGTCGAGGACGCACCCGGTTGGGTCGCGCACCCCCACCACCGCCACCTGTTCACCGACGAAGAGCTCGGCTGGCGCCTGGCCGTCTGGACCGAGGAGGTCTCCCGATGAGCAAGCCGTTCGCGATGAAGCCCGAGACGCTCGACGTCGCCGTCGACAAGGTCGGCGAGGACCTCCCGTGCGTGGGCACCGCCCTGACGGAGTGGATGCGGTCGTGACGAAGATCGTGCTCGACACCCCGATCAGCGACGAGACCCGCGCGGCGATCGCCTCCGGATGGGCGGCCTACGAGGCGGCGACAGAGACCCACGGACAGTCCGACGAGTGGGACAACCTGATCATCAACGAGGTCATCTACCACCTCGTTCGCCAGGGCCGTCCGTTCTCCGCGAATACCATGCGGGAGCTGCTGCCCGAGGTCCGCAAGTGCCTGATCTCTCGTCGGCTCATCGACGCGCAGCGTGACGGTCTCATCCGCTATATCGGCGTCACCCCGTCGACGCTCAAGTCGACGAAGTCGGCGCGCGTCAACGTCTACGCCCCGATCAAGGGAGCTCTCTCGTGAGGTTCGACGCACCCCTTCTCGCCCACGCGTGGCTCGCGGTCGCCCAGGCGTCGGCCACCGACAAGAAGGCGCCGCCGCTGATCTACAAGACGGTCGTGATCGAGGAGTACCCCACCGGTGTCCGGCTCCTCGCGACCGACATGCGGCTGATGCTGACCGCGTGGGTCCCCGACCTGGACCACTTCTACGAGACCGACGAGCCGGGCATCGACGCCGCGCCCGACCGGACCGTGGTCGCCCACGACGGCGACGGGCTCGCCCGCCACCTGTTCGGACACGCCCTCTCGGTCGCGAACCGGATCCTCGATGAGGACTACGCGCCCGGCGAGCTCGAGGTGTCGATCGACTTCGACGTCCGGGTCCCCGCCGGTGAGCAGCCCACCCTTGAAGGGCTGGAGCCGACGTTCGTTCGGGTCAAGATGCCCGACGAGGTAGAGGCGTTCCTCCCGGTCGTGGAGACCGAGCCGTTGTCCACCGAGTCGTGGCGGAAGATCACCGCGACGCACGTCCCGGTCCACGCGCAGGAGATCTCGTTCAACCCCGACCTCCTGGAGCGGATCGGGAAGGCCCGCAAGCACGCAGTCGGCGCGGTCACGTGGTCGTTCGGCGGGGAGAAGAACGCCGCGCTGATCGACTGGCGGATGTCCGACCCCCACGTCCACGGGATCGTGATGCCGGTCCTCCCGGCCGGGGAGACCGAGGAGGAGAAGTCCGCGGCCGGCCGCGGTGTCGTCGTGTTGGCGATGCCCGACCCGACGTGCGCGGTGTGCAAGGACCCCGACGAGATGTGCACCGTCCACTCGGTGAACATGAGCCTCGTCAAGGTCGCCGACGACGCACAGGACAGTGGCGCCGCGGCTGGCGAAACGGCCGACGAGCCGGAAGAGCCGGGTGACCTGCAGCTGCTCCGCCAGGCCGCGGAGATCGTCGTTGCCACCCAGTTCGGATCCTCCGCGATGCTGCAACGCAAGCTCCGAGTCGGGTTCGCCAAGGCGCTGCACCTGATGGACCTCCTCGAGGTCAACGGCGTCGTCGGACCGTCGAACGGTTCGAAGGCCCGCGACGTCCTCATCACGACCGCTCAGCTCGCAGGGCTGAACCTCACCCTGGGTGACGAGTCGTGACCGCGAAGGTCAAGTCCCCGATGCAACCCCGCTGGTGCAACCACGAGGGATGCGCGACCCGGATCATCCTTGCGCTGCGCGCCGACACCCGCCGCTGGGTGCCCTACGAGGCCACCGAACGGGAACCCGGATCGCTCGCCGCGGCCGGCGCGCACGTGCTCGTCGGCAACCAGGCGTGGACGCCCGCCGACCTCCGCGAGCACTTCCGCGTCCAGTTCGAGATCTCCCGCGAGAAAGCCGAGGCCCTGGTCATCGGCTACCCGCACCACCGCCCCCACTTCCACCTCGACGACTGAGGAGCACACCCAGATGAACATCCCGCTCGCGACCAACATGGTCGCCACGCACTCCGAGGCCGCCGAGCGCGCCCTCGTCGACCTCCGCGCCGCGGCGTCCGCGCGCTCGCTGTTCAAGCCCGAGTGGACCGAGCGCGCCGAGGGCGATCTCGCAGCCGCCGAGCGCGGCACGGAGCTCTGGTCGCGATGAAGAACCCGTTCACCGGCAAGGACGCCTCCAAGCAGGTTGAGGAGCACGTCGAGAAGCTGCGCGAGATCCGCCGCAACGCCCGCAAGGCCGCGCGGTCGGGCAATCCCGCGAAGAGCGCGCCCGCGCGCCGCGTCCTCGACCACGTCAGCCCGTCCATCGCCGCCGCCTTCCGGTCCGAGGACGGACGATGAAGATCCTCGACGGGCTGCTCCGCGCCGCCGAGCAGATCACCCAGGCCCACGAAGAGGCCCTCTACTGCCTGCCCGACGGCGACCCGGAGTACTTCGAGCTCCGCGCCGAGACCGCCCGCCGGGTCCTGCACGAGCAGGACCTCCGCACCCTGGTCGGCGAGATCGCCCGCGACCGCGGAGAGTTCGTCGCTGAAGTGGTCGCGCGGACGTGCAACCACCTGCTGTACCGCGACGGCGTGTGCGTCGGCTGCGGAGACCACACGCCCGCCCGTGAACGGCACCTGGCGGTGGCCCGGTGAGCGCCGAGGGTGCAGCCGCGATGCGCGTCGACTTCGACGTCGAGATCCGCGTCGACACCGCGGTCGACCTCGTCCGATTCTTCACCGAGCTACATGAGTCGGGCCGCGGCGACTACTGGCGCCTCGACATCGAGCAGTGGGGCTTCGACGAGGAGTGGGAACGTCCTGTCGCGTACGTCATGGCCTGGCTCGACGACGACATCTCCGTCGCCGAGGCCGCCGGCAAGGGCGTCGTTCGGTCGTGGGTCGACACCGACTGGCGATCGGTGCGCTGGGTCGAGAAGCAGTTCGACCAGCTGGTCGCGGCGGTCCCGTGGCTGCACCGCGCGGAGCCCCTGAGCGACGAGGAGCTCGCGCGGATCCCCGGCCCGAACGACGTCCCGCTGTTCCCTAAGGCGGTGGCACAGTGACCGGCCCCGAGCACTTCCGCGCGGCCGAGCGGCTGGCGGAGAACTACAAGCAGGCGCTGGCCGCGGTCGAGGCGATGCCCGTCGACACGACCCTCCAGTACGAGGAGCGCCACTTCGCAGCGAGCCGGGCCGACGCCCTGCTGGCGAAGGCCCAGGTCCACGCGACGCTCGCGCTCGCCGCCGCAACCGCGGCCAGTCAGGCGACGGCGTACGACGGTGACGAGCACGGCGGCCGGTCGCGGGGATGGGCAGGTGTCGCATGAGCTACACCGTCCGCCCCCTCAGCGACCACACCTGGCTCCGCCCGCAGTTCAAGCGCACCGTGACCCGGTTCTCCGCCTCGTGGGCCGAGACCGAGCACCAGCTGCTCGACGAGGTTGACCGGCTCTCAGGACGCAACCTGGTGATCGAGGTCGACGTCCGCGAGCAAGACCTCCGCGTCGACGGCCGGATCCGCGCGAAGGCCCACGCGACGAGCCCCGCCGTCGTGATCGCGTTCGAGACGACTGCCCACGGGCCCATGCTGTACCGCTGCGACACTTTCACCACGGCGTACGCCGACCAAGGCCCCGCCTGGCAGCACAACGTCCGCGCGATCGCGAAGACCCTGGAAGCACTCCGCGCCGTCGACCGGTACGGCGCCACCGAGACCGGCCAGCAGTACACCGGGTTCAAGGCCCTCCCTGGCGGCACCCCGATGCCCGCCGGACCGGAGCGGATGACCGAGGCGGACGCCGGCGAAGTGATCCGCGGCTACGGCGGCTCGTACAACACCCTTCGTGAGTCCTACCGGGCCGCGCTGCGCGCCACCCACCCCGACCACGGCGGCCGCCGTGAGGACTTCGACCGCCTCCAGCAGGCGGCCCGCGTGGCAGGACTGGCCCGATGACCGCCGCGAGCTGGGAGCGCGGCTCCTGGATGCAGACCTTCACCGGCCGCCGGTTCTACCCGCTCGACCCGCACCCGTCAGAGATCGACCCGGTCGACATCGCCCACGCCCTGTCGCTGATCTGCCGGTACGGCGGCCATACGCGGCGGTTCTACTCGGTGGCCGAACACTGCGTGATCCTCAGCCACGCCGTCGCCCCTGAGCACGCCCTGTGGGCTCTGCTGCACGACGCCTCGGAGGCGTACGTCGGCGACATGGTCCGGCCGCTGAAGCACCACATGCCGACGTACCAGGCCGTCGAGGACCGGGTGATCGCAGCGATCGCCGCACGGTTCCGCCTCTCGCTGACCAACGGCCTCGCGCGGATCCCGTCCGCCGTCAAGGATGCCGACAACCGGATTCTGCTCGACGAGCGGGCCGCGCTTCTCACCCCCACCGAGGACTCCTGGGGCGTCGACCACCTGACGCCGCTCAGTGTGCACATCCACGCCTGGTCCCCGGAGATGGCCGAGTACGCCTACGCCGAGCGTCTGGCTGAGCTCACTAGCGGTGCGCGATGAGCGACGGCACCGGTATCGAGTGGACCGACGCGACCTGGAACCCCGTCACCGGCTGCACCGAGGTGTCACCGGGCTGCGACCACTGCTACGCGAAGACCTTCGCCGAGCGCTGGCGCGGAACCCCGGGCCACCACTTCGAGCAGGGCTTCGACGTCGTACTCCGCCCCGAGCGTCTCGACCAGCCGCTGAAGTGGCGGAAGCCGCGTCGCATCTTCGTCAACAGCATGAGCGACCTGTTCCACGACGCCGTGCCGGACGAGTACATCGCCCGTGTGTTCGCGGTCATGTCGGTCGCCAATTGGCACACGTTCCAGGTGCTCACTAAGCGTCACGGCCGGATGCGATCGCTTCTCAACAGCGACGACTTCCGCGAGCAGGTCGGCTGGCACGCGACCGGGCTCCACCCCTACTGGACCGCCGACGACGCAGGATGGCCGTTTCCCAACGTGTGGCTCGGCGTCTCGGTGGAGAACCAGCAGTGGGCCGACATCCGCATCCCCCACCTCACCCGGACCCCAGCAGCAGTGCGCTTCCTGTCGATGGAGCCGCTGCTGGGACCTGTCGACCTCGGTGATCTCCTTCACGGCACTGAGCGGTGCAGGACGTGCAACGGGTCAGGCAGCGTGCCGGAGCCCGGCGGCGCCTACCAGTGCCCTGCGTGTGGCTATGACAACCGAATCTCGATGGGTCGCTTGAACGTCGACTGGGTGATCGTCGGCGGCGAGTCCGGCCACGGCGCGCGCCCGATGCACCCCGACTGGGTTCGCTCGCTGCGCGACCAGTGCGTCGGCGCCCGCGTGCCATTCCTGTTCAAGCAGTGGGGCGCGTGGGCGCCCGGCTCGGCCGATCGCCGCTGCGCGGTCGTGGCGGCCGACGACGGCGAGCTGATCGAGCCGGCCGCTGACCTGTGGTCCCGTACGCGCAGCCGCGACGAGCTCAACCGCCGCCGCTGGGCGTACGTCCACCGCACCTCGAAGAAGGCCGCCGGCCGCGAGCTCGACGGGCGCACCTGGCACGAGTTTCCGAAGGCGGTGACCACCGATGTGTGACCGCCACCTCAACGACGGGCCCCTCGTCTGCGTCCGCGACGACCCCCACGCCACCGGCCACGTCTACCGGTCCAGCACCGCCAGCGACCTGGACGACAAGCACACCGAAGGGGGCCACGGATGAGCCAGCCGCTACTCGCCGCCATCGCCCTCCTGATCATCACGGCCGCGGTCCTCCTGGGCCGCTGGATCGACAACCACTGAAAGGCCCGTTGATGTCTCGCACCGCGTACGCGTCCTGCACGGTCTGCCGCGCCTACCTGGCCCGCCGCACCGTCGTGCTGGCGCCGGCGTTCGCGCTCCAGTCGCTGCTCCGGTCCGTCCACCCCGACGTCGTGGCTCACGAGTTCATGTTCGCCGTCCACGCGCGGCACCTGGCCGGCGGCTGCCTGTCGACCCGCCGTCGTACGCCCGACGTTGTCAACGAGGACGGGTCGAAGCGGCTGCACGTCCGACGCTCCTGCAACGGATGCGGCAACGACATGGGCGACGCCAACGACGCGGAGCTCGACGCCGCCGTCGCGGGCCACCTGCTCCCCGACGTTCGCCTGGAGTGCGGCTGCCTCCCCAGTCAGGACGCGGCATGACGCTCACAGTGACCGACCTGTTCTGCGGAGGCGGAGGCTCATCCACCGGCGCGATCCAGGTGCCCGGCGTCGAGATCAAGATCGCCGCGAACCACTGGGACCTCGCCGTCCAGGTGCACAACGAGAACCACCCAGGCGCCGACCACGCCGCGGTCGACCTCCACGAGGAGGACCCCCGCTACTTCCCCCGCACGGACATCCTGTGGGCGTCGCCGGAGTGCACGAAGTGGTCGCAGGCGTCGGGCGGGAAGTACGCGTCGGTATCGGTCGAAGCCGACCTGCTGAGCCTGCTCGACCCCGAGCTCGTCGACGAGGACCCCGAGACGGCGATCGTGCAGCGCTCGCGGCTGTTGATGTTCGACGTCCTGCGGTTCGCCGAGCACCACCGCTACCGGGCGATGGTCATCGAGAACGTCGTCGACATCGCCCGCAACCCGAAGTACGCCGAGGCGTGGGCCCTGTGGAAGAAGGGCCTCGCGAACCTCGGCTACGACTTCCGCGTCGTCTCGCTCAACAGCATGCACGCGCAGGCGCACGGCGACCCGGCGCCGCAGTCCCGCGACCGGCTGTACATCGTGTGCTGGCGCAAGGGCGACCACGCCCCCGACATCGACAAGGTCATGCGGCCGCTCGCCTGGTGCCCCTCCTGCACCGAGGTCGTCGAGTCCCGTCAGGCGTGGAAGAACGGCCGCACCGTCGGGAAGTACCGCTCGCAGTACATCTACATCCACGCCGCCTGCGGAACCCCCGTGGAGCCCGGCTACCTGCCCGCCGCGGCCGCGATCGACTGGACGCTGCGCGGCACCCGCATCGGCGACCGCGCCAAGCCGCTCGCGGACAAGACCCGCCGCCGGATCGCCGCAGGGATCGCGAAGTACTGGCGACCGTTGACGATCGAGGCGGCCGGGAACACCTACGACGCAGCTGACCCTCGGCATCGCAGCTACGGGGATCCGAACGCCTACTACCGGGCGTGGTCGACGCACGAGGCGCTCAAGTCGCTGCACACCACCATGAGCAAGGCGCTCGTCGTTCCGCTCGAGGGCCGCGCCGGCGACCGCGTGAAGGCCGCGGGCGAAGTTCTGCGGACACAGACGGCCCGCCACCAGGACGCGATGGTGACCCCGTTCATCGCCGAGCTGCGCGGCGGAGGATCCGACGCCAGGCCGGCCGCGGACCCGCTGTCGACCGTCACCGCCTCAGGCAACCACCACGCGCTCATCACCCGGCACTACGGCATCCCAGGCGGCGACGCCGCCCGGCACACGAAGCCCGTCGACGAAGCGTTCCGGACGATGACCGCGAACGGCGGGAACATGTCGCTGCTCACCCCGGCCGGTGGCTCGTGGAACGACGACGCCCGCCCCGCGTCCGAGCCGCTCCGCGCGCTCACCACCCGCGACGCCTACGGCCTCGTCGTGCCCTACTACGGCACCAGCAAGACCGCCGAGCCCACCGGGAAGCCGATCGGCACCCTCACCACCCACGACCGGTACGCCCTGATCCAGCGGCACAACAGCAGCAAGGGCGACGGCGCCGAGATGCTCACCCCGGCGTCCGAGTACCTCCGAACCCTCACCACCAAGGGCCACCAGTCGATCATCACCCCCGGTGACGTCGAAGCAGCCGAGGCGATGGTCGACGACTGCCTGTTCCGGATGCTCGAACCCCACGAGGTCGCCGCCGGCATGGCGTTCCCCGCCGACTACATCTGGCAGGGAACCCGTCGCGAGCGGGTCAAGCTCTGCGGGAACGCCGTTACACCGCCCGCTGCGCGTGACCTGATCGCCGCCGTGGTCGAGGCGCTCGGAGGTGCGGCGTGATCGGCACCCTGCTCCCCGAGCGCGCCACCTGCGGTGAGACGCACCTCCCCGGCTGCTACAACCCGCACGTCGACGAGACGTTCTGCATCTGCGGGACGCAGCGGTGGCCGGGACGTGTGGGTGTGGTGATCTCGACGCCTCGGCACGAACTCGACACGGGTCGGCTCGGCTGGGACACCTACCAGCTGCACGTCGACGGCTGTCCTCTGCGTGACGACGTCGACGGCCACCTGTCCTGGCACGTCTGCGAGGTGGCGGCGTGACCACCATGGCCCTGCTCGACCAGCTGCGCACCCCGGCCGCGCCGACGGCGCCCTACGAGGAGTTCGTCGCCGCGAAGGTGACGTTCGATCAGCGGTACGGCCACGCCATCGACCCGGGGAACGTGCACCAGGTCCTGAAGCCGCATCAGCGGGACCTCGTCGTGTGGGCGGTCGCTGGCGGCCGGCGTGCGATCTTCGCGTCCTACGGGCTCGGGAAGTCCCTGATCCAGTTGGAGACCCTTCGGCTCACCCTCGCCGCGCACGGCGACGAGAACGGCCGTGCCCTGATCGTCTGCCCACTGTCGGTTCGGCTGGAGTTCGCGGCCGACGCAGCGAAGGTCGACATGTCTCTCCGGTTCGTTCGGCGCTCCGATGAGGTCGACGGCCCGGGGATCTACGTCACGAACTACGAGTCGATCCGTGACGGCCGACTGGACCCGAGCCTGTTCACCGCTGTCAGCCTGGACGAGGCTTCGGTGCTCCGGTCGTTCGGGTCGAAGACGTACCAGTCGTTCCTCAGTCTCTTCGACGACGTGCCGTACCGGTTCGTCGCGACCGCCACCCCGTCGCCGAACCGACACAAGGAGCTCATCCACTACGCCGGCTACCTCGGCATCATGGACACCGGTCAGGCGCTGACCAGGTGGTTCCAGCGGGACTCCACGCAGGCGAACAACCTCAAGCTCTACCCGCACAAGGAGCGCGAGTTCTGGCTGTGGCTGAACACGTGGGCCGCGTTCGTCTCCTCACCGGCTGACCTCGGGTACGACGCCACCGGCTACGACCTGCCGCCGCTGGAGGTCCACTGGCACGAGATCACCGTCGACCACTCCGACGCCGGCGAGGAACGCGACGGCCAAGGCCTGCTCTACCGGGGCGGTTCCCTCGACCTGCAGGGCGCCGCGTCAGAGAAGCGCCGCACCCTGAACGACCGGGTCGCAGAGCTCACCCGGATCGTCGATCGCCACCGCGACGACGGGCAGATCGTCCTGTGGTGTCACCTCAACGACGAGCAGCGCGCCATCGAACGCGCCCTCGACGACCTCGGCGTCACCTACTCCAGCATCTACGGGGCCCTCGACCCCGACGAAGCCGAACACCGGCTCAACACCTGGAAGGCCGGCGACACCCACGCGCTGATCGGGAAGCCCGTGATGCTCGGCCAGGGCATGAACCTCCAGCAGGCCCGCCGCTGCGTGTTCGTCGGCATCGACCACAAGTTCAACGACTTCGGCCAGGCGTTGCACCGCATCCAGAGGTACGGCCAGACCCGCACCTGCCACGCGCACGTCATCCACGCCGAGTCCGAGACCGAGATCAAGCGCGACCTCCTCGAGAAGTGGGGACGCCACAAGGAGCTGACCGCCACCATGACCGAGATCATCCGCGAACACGGGCTCGACTCCACGTCGATCAACACTGCCCTGCAGCGCAGCATCGGCGTCGAACGGATCGAAGCCACCGGGGACGGCTGGACATACGCGAACAACGATTGCGTGGCCGAGGTCCGCGACCACATCCCCGACAACACGGTCGACCTGATCGTCACCTCGATCCCGTTCGCGAACCACTACGAGTACACCCCCGCGGTGGAGGACTTCGGACACACCGACGACAACGCCCACTTCTGGGCCCAGATGGACTACCTCACCCCGCAGCTGCACCGCGTCCTCGCGCCGGGCCGGATCTACGCGTGCCACGTGAAGGACCGGATCAACTTCGGCAACGTCACCGGCGCCGGCATCCCCACCGTGAGCCCGTTCCACGTAGAGGCGATCCTCCACGGCCAGAAGCACGGCTTCGACTACATGGGGATGATCACCGTCGTCACCGACGTCGTCAGGGAGAACAACCAGACGTACCGGCTGTCGTGGACCGAGCAGTGCAAGGACGCCACGAAGATGGGTGTCGGGTCACCGGAGTACGTGCTGCTGTTCCACAAGCCGCAGAGCGACCGGTCAAAGGGATACGCCGACACGCCGGTCACGAAGCGGAAGGCGATCGCCTCCGAACACCCGCGCGAGGAGTACACCCGCGCCAGGTGGCAGATCGACGCACACGCGTTCTGGCGGTCCAGCGGCGACCGGCTCCTCACCCCTGACGAGCTGATCGCCCTCCCGGTAGACCAGCGGTCCCGGCTGTTCACCGAACAGACCCTCCGCGACGTCTACGACTACGAGACCCACGTCCAGATAGGCGAAGCGCTCGACGTCAAGGGTGCGCTGCCCGCCACGTTCATGAGCCTCGCCCCCGGATCCGCCGACCCCTACGTGTGGCACGACGTGAACCGGATGCTCACCCTCAACGGCGAGCAGAAGCAACGGAACCTCACGATGCACGTCTGCCCCCTGCAGATCGACATCGTCGACCGGCTGATCAACCGGTTCTCCAACCCCGGCGACCTCGTGTTCGACCCGTTCGGCGGACTCGGCACCGTCCCCTACCGCGCCCTCCACCTCGGACGCGCCGGCCGCGGCGTGGAGCTCAACCCCGGCTACTACCTCGACGCCCTGAAGTACCTCCACGCAGCGGAGGAAGAGCGCTCGATGCCAGCCCTGTTCGATCTCACCGACGTCGAGGAGGCCTCGTGATGGTCACCGCCAACGGCAACGCAGCCTCGGGCTACACCTACAACGCCGGACTTCCGGACCTGCCCCGCTCGGTCGCCGGGCTGGGGAAGCCCCACCGTCCGTGGTGTGGCGACTGCAAGCGCAAGGACCTCGACCTGGACGCCCAGGGGTTGTGTGAGCGGTGTGCCCGCGCGGCGGTGACCCGCGCCGAGCAGAAGGCCCGCTGGGCCGAGCTGGAGAGGCAGGAGGCCGCACAGCGCCGCTCGAGCGGCGAGGACGGGCAGGAGACGCGGAAGCGCCGCACCCGCCGCGGCCCGAAGCCCGCTGCACGGAAGACCGCCGTCCCCTCCCGGATCGTCCCGGAGTTGGGTGTCTCCGCCCTCGCGGTGAAGACGTGGGCGGTCACCACGGGCCGCCTGGACGCGGTCCGCCACGGCCGGGTCCCGAAGCACATCGTCGCGGCGTACGCCGACGCACAGGCTCGGGGTGAGGTCGCGTGATGCGCGCGTTGAGCATTCGTCAACCGTGGGCTGGTGCGGTGGCGCTCGGCTGGAAGCCGGTGGAGAACCGCACGCGAGCGATCCACTACCGCGGAGACCTGCTGATCCACGCCGCCGGGCAGCTCGCGACCGACTTCTCTGACGCGGTCGAGCTGATCGAGTCGATCACCGGCCAGGAGATCCCCGTCCTCGGCCGTCCCAACGAGTCGCCGGCGTGGGCGATGGGCGCCATCATCGGCGTCGCCCAGCTGCGGGTCGCGCACCAGGGCTGCTCCGCGTCGTGCTCACCGTGGGCACAGCAGGGTCAGGTCCACCACTTCCTGTCCAACGCCCGCCTGCTCCGCCGCCCGGTGCCCGCGCGTGGCCGCCTCGGGCTGTGGGTGCCGGACGCTGACGTCCTCGCCCAGGTGCGGGAGGTGTGGCCCCGGTGAGCATCTGGCGCCTCTCCACGGATCCCGCGGTCGTCCGCGCCGCGGTCGCCTACGCACGTACCCACACGATGGCGGCGACGGCCCGCGAGTTCGGGGTCGGCGACAAGTCGGTCGCGTTCTGGCTTCGCCTCGCCGACGAACACGGCCCCGACTGGCCGCGCACCGAGGCGGACGAGGAGTTCCACCGCACCACCGAGTACCGCGCCCACAAGGCCCGCAGCGTCGACGAGACACGCCGCCGCCGCTACCTCGGCCTGGGACCCCGGGTGGTCGACGCCACCGGCACGAGGCGACGTCTGCAGGCGCTGATGCGGATGGGGTGGACCACCGCGGAGCTCGCCGCCCGCGGCGGATGGAACACCCCCGAAGCGGTCCAGATGATCGCCAGGCGGGACATGGTCAACCACGCGAACCGGGACCGCGTCGCGCGCCTGTACGACGCGCTCGCGATGATCCCCGGCCCGTCATCCCTGACCGCGCAGCGCGCCGCCCGCGCGGGATGGGCTCCGCCGCTCGCGTGGGACGACATCGACAACGACCCCGAGCCGTACCACGAGGAGCTCCCCCAGCAGGTGCGCCGCGTCCTTGCCCGGGGCGAGCAGCCTGCCGCGTTCCGGGTCGAGGACGCCGAGTGGATGGCGGACGCCGACGAGACGCTGTCAGGCGCTTGCCGCCGCCTGGGGATCACGCAGGACTCGCTCTGGAAGGCCTGCGACCGCGAGGGCCGCCTCGACGTGTACGACCGGCTCGCGCTCCGGGAGCCCGACGGCGAGATGCGCACCAACGTCCGCCAGACGAAGCGACGCGGGGTGGCCGCGTGACGTGGTTCAAGGTCGACGACAAGCTCCACGACCACCGGAAGACACGCACGGCCGGCAAGGCCGCGATGGGCGTGTGGGTGCTCGCTGGGTCCTGGTCCGCTGACCACCTGACCGACGGGTTCATCCCCGCGAACGTGCTGTCCCGGTGGGGCACCCGGGCGGACGCGAACCGGCTCGTCGCCGCCGGACTGTGGCACGTCGACGAGCACGAAGGGGAGAAGGGCTGGCGGTTCCACCAGTGGGACGAACTGCAGCCGACCCGCGCGCAGAAGCTCGCCGAGCGCGCGGTCCGTGCCGAAGCGGGCCGAGCCGGGGGGCTTCGATCTGGGCAAGCACGACGGGCAGCAAAGGCGAAGCAAGGTGCTTCGGCTGTGGTTGAACCCCCGACCCGACCCGACCCGACCAATGCTGCTGCGGCAGCATTAGCGCCGCTGCCGCCGCCGCTCGAGATCCTCCGATCCGCCCTCGAAGCCCACCGTCTCGTCGTCCGCTGGGACCGCCTCAGCACCGACGCCGCAGCCGAGATCGAGCGACTCATCGAGACCCACGGCGATAACGCCCTCGTCCGGTCCGCGCAGCAGCAGTTCCAGCCGAACAAGCCGGCCGCGTTCGTACAGGCCTGGCTCCCCGGCTGGCGCGACCTCCGCAAGCCCGGCGACCTCGCCCTCGTCGAGGACGACCCCTGCACTCAGCCCGGCCACTCGGGCACCACAAGGCACTGCGTGCAGTGCGCCAGCGAACGAAAGGCAGCACGATGACCGACAACACACCCGAGAAGGCCGAGGTCTTCCGCGCGAAGTACTCCGTCGACCTGACGCACAGCGCGAGCACCGCCGAGTGGAAGTACTACGAGAGCCGCCAGACGCTCGCGAACGACCTCCTCGCCGCACAGCTCGACGTCCTGGTCGCCAGCGGCAACTCCCACTCAGAGCGCCACATCTGGCGCAGGCGCAAGCTGTGGCGCGACTTCCTCAAGGGAGACGACGACTACCCGAAGGTGAAGCAGATCCTGTCGGTCGACCGCTTCGACAACGGCGTCTGGATCCCCGTCGGAGTCACCTTCACCGAGCCGAGCATCACGTTCGACGGCGAGGTGGTCTGACATGGCCCCGATCGTCGCGATCGACATCGAGACCGACGGACTCCACCCAGGACGCCGCGTCTGGGAAGTAGCGATGATCCGCCGCGACCACATCCGGCTTGACGACGGCCGGAGCGGATGGAACGAGACCCAGATCCAGTTCTTCGTCGGCCTCGACCTGGCGAACTCCGACCCCCACGGCCTGCAGGTGGGCGGCTACTGGGACCGCCACCCGGCGGGCCGGAAGATCTCCGGCAAGCCGCCGCTCCCCGGCTGCGAGCAGCCGCCGATGTCGAAGCACGCCGCGGCCGGCGAGGTCATGAAGTGGACGTTCGGCGCGCATCTGGTCGGCGTGAACCCGTCGTTCGACGCCGACACCCTCGCTCGGATGCTGCGCTCCGAGGGCTACCTGGCGTCGTGGCACTACCACCTGGTCGACGTACTCCCGATGGCCGTGGGGTGGCTGAACGCCCGCCGCAGTGTGGAGGACTACGGGGCCGTCGACCCGAGGATCCCGGTCACCCCGCCGTGGAAATCTGACGACCTCTCGATGATGTGCGGGGTCGAGACTCCCGGCTCGGACCGACACACGGCGCTGGCTGACGCCCGTTGGGCTTTGCGCTGGTACGACGCGATCACCGGCGGTGCCCAGTGACCACTCAGGGGCCGACGTCTGAGGTCTTCTACGGAAACGACGCGATGAACAAGTTCATCGACGTCTACATGAACGCGTTCGCCTCGGGGCTGGCTACGGCTGCGGTCACGCTGGGCTACCCGGTAGCAGCCGCTGACGAGTTCGCCGACATCGCCTGCACGCAGGTCCGGGCTGATCCGCTCGCGCTCGAGGCCATTCGGGTGGAGATCGCCGAGACGTTCATGGGCACGGACAGCGGTCCGAAGAGCTTCACCATCCCCCCGGTGGACGGAGGCGACCAGTGAGCCTCCGTCGTACCGCCCTGGTCCGTCGCACCGAGCTGCGTCGTACGCCGTTGGAGCGGAAGAAGCCGATGCGCCGGCAGGCGGTGAAGGTCCGGGAACGGGTTGCGAAGGCGCGGCGTGACACGGGCCCGACCCGAGCACAGCGCGCTGTGGTGCTGAACCGGGCCGATGGCTGCTGCGAGATCTGCGGCCGGGAGGTGATGCTCGTCGGCGGCCGGGTTGTGCGCCCGTACTCGATTCACCATCGCCGACCGCGGGGCATGGGCGGCACGAGCCGCCCTGAGATCAACTCCCCGGCGAACCTGCTCCTGCTGTGTGGCGACGCGACCACCCCGGGCGGCTGCCACACCCGCGTCGAGGCAAACCGCTCACTGGCGTACGAGAACGGATGGCTGGTCCGTGCGTCCGCCGACCCGGCCACCGTGCCGGTGCTCCTGGAGGGCAGCGACTGGCACCTGCTGACCGACGACGGCCAACGAGCCGAAGCGAGGGCCGCATGATGACCGAGGCACCTTGTCTCGTGACCAAGACACTGGGGCAGATCCTGACGTTCTGGAGCCCTGGTTCGCAGGGGGATTCCTGGACGTGGCGGGACGAGTACAACGCCCTGGTCTCGGACCCCGTCACCGATGCCGTCCGGGAGCGCGTCGACGCCGAAGGCATTGGGTTCGCTGACGCGCACTCCCCGGTCCTGCTCGGCTCCGACGGCCGTGTCTGGGATGGGCACCACCGAATCGTGATCGCGATCGAGCGCGGCATCGACGCGCTGGACGTAGAGCTCGCCAGCGGGGTGACGAGCGGGAGGGGGAGCGATGAGCAACCGTGACATTCCTCCGATGCCTGACCTCTTGCACAGGTGCGTCCTTGGCGACACGCGCGGCGTGCCTGACGGGACGCTACGTCGAGGGGCGACCTGCGAGCACTGGTGGCGCCTGGTGCCGACGTACCTCTACTGGACCGACCGCGAGTGGGCCCCGGTCCGCTGGTGGCAGTGGCGACTGCGGCGGTACATCCGGCAAGCCGTCACCGAGGAGGCCGACCGATGACCGCCGAGTCCCTGGCCGCGATCGCCGGTGTGTTGGATGCCCACCGGTTGAACCGTGAGGGGCAGTGCTCGGCCTCCGGCTGTGACTGGCGGGGGACCGTCGATGTCCCGCTGATCGAGTTCCTCGCGGCTCACCGTGCTCATGTCGCCGCTGCCCTTGTCGCTGCCGGGTGGCGATCCGCCGAGGAGATCGCGGAGATCGAAGCCGAGCGGGACCGACTGCGAGCCTGGAAGCGAGAGGCGCTCCCACTGTTCGACGGTCTGCAAGACCTTGGCCGCGCGCTCGACCTCCCACTCGGCGTGTTGATCACTGGGCCCGTTGCGATCAAGGCGGCCGAGCAGATCGGGGCTGAAGCGCGCGGCTGGCAGCGCGACGCGGCCGAGCACGCCACCCGGGCCACTGCCGCCGCGTACGCGCTGAACGTCGTACGCCGCGAGCGCGACCAGCTGCGAGAAGCGATCGCACAGTCCGAGGCTGAGCGTGACGACCTGGATACCGCCGTAGGGACTCTCCTCGGGGAGAACGTCGAGCTTCGAGCCGAGCGCGACGAGCTCGCGGCTGCCGTAGCCCGTGTGGCGATGTGGTGCGTCGAGCAGGACGCGCTGTCGAAGGGCGAGTCGATGACCACGCGGGCTGTCCGGTCTCGTCTCGCCCGGACCGAAGGAGATTGCCGTGGGTGATCTCGGGAACAGCATGGATCTGCCGCTCGAGCCCACGACCGGGGAGCTGATGGACGATCACGTCCACTGGTCGGGTGGCGTGTTCGTGATGGCGTCGGTGGTCGACGTTCCAGAGATCGGGCCCAAGCCTGCGTTGGTGTTCCGGTTCGCCACCCCTGAGGGCGGGTTCTACCCGGCCATCGTGCTCGTGGCGGATGACGACCAGCTGGCGAAGCTGCGTCCTCTGATCGTCGAAGCGATCCAGATGGCGCGCCGCGAGGCCGCGACCCGAGGCGGTGCACGGTGAGCGCCGATCCGGAGGCCCAGCCGCGGTACGTCCCGCCGGGGTCGTGCACCTGGTGCGGACACAAGCCTCACGAGGGGGAGTGCCGGTCGAAGATCCGCACGGCCCCGAAGACGAACGACCCGTGCCCGTGCCGGCGCACCAAGGAGGCCTGCGATGGGTGAGCAGGACAAGGGCCGCGGGGGTACGCCGCGGATCCGGCATCGCCGTGACCAGATCGTCGCTGCTCTCGCGGCCGCGGAACACCCACTGACGACCCAGGAAGTGGCGAAGGCCACCGGACTCTTCTACGGGAGCGTGTACGCGGACCTGCGGGTCCTGTGTGGGTCGCACGCGATGGGCCGGTGGGCCACGTCGGGCGAGAGCGTGAACGTCGCTGGCTACCCGGTGGTGTGGCACGCGCTCGGTGTCGAGCACTCGCCGGACGAGGGTGAGCTGATCGTGTCCGCGGTCGTGCTGCTCGAGGTCATGGACCCCGCCGGCGACGTCGCGATGCGTATCGCGTCCAGCGACGGCACGTCGTGGATCAAGCGGACGGGGATGTACCGCGCCGCGGAGGCGGTCGAGCTGGCGTTCATCGCACGGAACAACGGGAGGAACGACGAGTGACCCGCTGCACCCATGACCACATCGTGTGCGAGCACCGGTGGCGCACCGAGGGCCGCGCCTGCTGCGGAGTGTGCTCCCACGCCCACGAGGGAAGCGAGGGCCGCCGCAAGGGGAAGACCTGCAGGTGGGCCGACGGCCAGCGGCTGAAGCTCACCCACCTCCGAGCATGCAACGACGCCGGCTGCGGGGGCTGCGAACCGTGCGACAAGCGGCACTGCGCGATGCCCCGCTGCTCCCGCCACCTCCGCCACGACGAACCGAAGATCTGCTCGCGCTGTGTGGGCGGTGTCCGGGACGACCTGAAGCGGATCGCTGACCTCTGCCGCGTCGCACCCGCAGCGCTCCCCGAGTCAGGGGCGGTGTCCGAGGTCGCGGTGCTCGTCGGCCCGGTCCCCGAGTACTCGACGTACGCCGCGCGACGGACGTGGGCGACGGGCGGCGGCGTCTGCCGCTGCGGACACACCTGCCCCGACCTCCAGCCCCTCCCTGACGGCCCCGTGTGCGACGAGCCGACCGAGTGCCCGCACCACGCCTGCAAGCGCCTCACCGGCCGCGCCTGCTGCCCTGGCGTCCTGGAATGGCTCGACGACGACGCCCAAGCCGACAGCCGACACCCCCGCTGGGTCCTCGGCGCCTGGGACTGGCTCGCCGGCACAGCCCTCGGCCAACGCCGCCGCAACCGCGTGACCGTCGCCTCCGCGGTCAGCTACCTCGACGCCAACCTCACCGACCTCTCCAGGTCCGACGACTTCGCGTTCGACGACTTCGCCCGCGAGGTCGCCGAATGCAAGACCCACGTCGAACAGGTCCTCCTCGTCGCCCACTACGTCGAGAAGGGCGCCCCCTGCCCCGAGTGCGACCGCGCCGGCCGCAAGCCCAAGCCGCTGGAGTGCCACTTCGACCCCGACGACACGACCGGCGACCACGACCTGTGGATCTGCCCGACGTGCGACGAGGTGTGGACCCGAGACCAGTACGACAAGTACGTCGAGCGTGAGTTCCTCACCCGAGCACCCCGCCTCACCGCCGCCCAGATACACACCCAGCACGGCATCCCTGAAGGCACCATCCGCCGCTGGGCCAACCCGTACAACGACCGCGGCGTCGAGCGCCCAGCCGTCGTGCGGAAGCGGGGGAAGGACCAGTACGGCCGCCAGCTCTACGATGTCGCGGACGTCCTGGCAGCCCGCGAGAGGAAGGATCAGAGCGCATGACCCTCACCGAGTTGCTAGGCGGCCTGATCACGTCGGGCCTGGTGAGGTGACCAACCACCTCGCAACTGTGTGATCGACGACACGTTGGATATCCGTTGGATGGAATCACACTACTGATATCCGCTAATCAGCTACCGTGCGCACGTGGGAGAGACTTTGGCAACCTTTTCTGACCCCCCGGTCCGTCACGTCGAGCTCACTGTTTACTTCAAGCCGATTCACGCCCTGCGCGTGTCACATCTGTCATCGCTGCGCGAGGCATGGAAGGACGACTATCCGGTAGTTGCCGAGCTCGCACCGCTGCGTCCGCGCAACCGCGGCGGTCAGGAAGCCGACGTGACGCCGTACCGGGAGGCCTGGCCCTTCCCATACGTGATGCTTTCGAGCAAGGACGACAGTCGATCGGTGGCGTTCCAGAACGATCGTTTCGTAGTCACGTGGGCCTTCGACGAGACCGACGCCTCCTACCCCGGCTTCGAGAAGATCTCGGCGCACCTGCGCGACTTGTTGGGACAGCTCCGCGACGTCGTCTCGGCTGAGACCGAGCAGGACCTCGACCTGACCAGGAGCGAGTGCTGGTACCTCAACGAGCTTCCGGACATCCCCGCCACCGAGCTTCTGGTCGGCGTCGCAACTCGGTGGCACGGAAGCGCAGGCAGCAGCGAACTTCCACCCTCCCACTACAGCGGCTTCCGACTGCACATCGACGACGAAGATCACCCAACCTGCGGCGCAGAGATCTCTCTCGACATCGACAACGACGGCGCCTCTCTGATCATCGCGTCGCGCTTCGACGTCGAAAACGATCAGGCACCCGACGAGGTGGCTGGATTGACGATCGCGCACGATCTCCTCATCCGGCAGTTCCTCGCCTTCACCAGTCCAGAGATGCAGAAAGCCTGGGGTCGGTCATGACACTCGCGGTAGCCCAGTCGCCCTACATCCGTGCGAAGCAGCGAGAGCGCGCCTGGAACACGGTGAGGTCGCCGTTCGAGCGAGGCAAGCCGATATCCGTGGTCATCGACCTTGAGCCGCGACCACACGAGCACACCAAGACGCGGCGGGAGTCGGAGGACATCTGGCCGTCCACCGACGCGTTCGAGTACGCCGTCCAGCAGCTCATCGCAGCCGTTCAACAGCATGCGGAACATCAGTTGACGCCGGCGAGCCCAGCGGCAGCTCGACGCATGCTGACTGTGCTGCGCCACGTCCTGGCGGCGGACTCGGTCTATCCGACGGTCAGCATCGACGAGGACGGCGCCCTCATCGCGGAGTGGCGCGCCGGAAGGTTCGCCCTCACGATCGACTGTCCGCCGGACAGCGCGATGTCATGGAGTTTCCGCGAGCGCGGCACCGGCGTGATCGACAGCGGCACATCTACCACACCGCTGCGGCAGGCAATCCGGGACCTTAGCGCCTACGTGGCGGCCGAGAATCCGAATTGGCAGCGTCTGTTTCCCGCGATCGGAACCACGCACGTCCGGTGACCACGGCCAACTGGGTGCATGACGATCCCACGATCCTCGGCACCGAGACGTTCCTACGGCGGGTGAAGCGCGAGCCCAATTGCTTCGTGGTCAACGCCACGACGGCGGAGTACGAGATCAAGGAAAACGCCATCACGTTCGAGGACGATGGCCTCTCGATACACAGCGACTTGATCCGCGCAGAGAAGAGGATCCCGCGCGACAAGATCGTCCCAGACTGGCAGGTACACACGGCCATCGAGTTCCCTGCTGATGCCGCGCGCGCAGGCGGCGCTGGAGGGATTCACCGAGCCCCGGTCAATGGAGAGCACATGGGTGCGGCACACGCGCTCGTTCAGGGCCCAACGAAGCCAGGAAAGCCAACACGCCCCGAACGTCGGCAGATCAGGGCGAGCATCATCGACAACCACACCCTCGTCCCTGAAGACCCGGTCACGCCTCGCCCTCAGTAGCTGCGACAGGCGCGCTGACCATCCGCGCCTGACGCGACACGCCGCTCTGAACACGAGGCCACGCGCGGCGTTGAGATCCTCTGAGCGACTATGCTGAGCGCTACCCGGGGAGAAGTGCACCCTGATCCAGACGCCCGAGACCGAAGCGGTCCGGGCGTTCTGCATGTCCGGAGGTGGATCGTGTCGAAGCCGATCAGCCACCAGCTGGACATCTACGGCGCATGGCTCCACGTCGCCACCGACCGCAAGGCCTGGCGAGCGCTGCGCCACAAGCTGCCGACGCTCGAGAAGGAGCCGGCCGCCGCCGGACGCGTCGACCTGACAATCCACACCGCAGACAGCGGCCGAGACACGCCCCACGTCTCTATCTGGATCGACGTCTCGCAGGCAACGGACCAGGCCGACCTGGTCGACACGATCGCCCACGAGTCGGCGCATGCGGCAGGTGCGGTCCTCGACCACGTCGGGCAGGCGTACGACGCCAACTCCGAGGCGCTCGCCTACCTGGTCGGCTGGATCGCAGGCTGGCTGTGGCGCGCGTGCGCCGAGGCCTGACGTGCCCCGTGCCCCTCGCCGTTGTGCTCAGCGGGACTGCGACGAGCGCGTACCGTGCGCCACTCACCCGCCTCGCGAGCGACGTTCGAGCAGGCAGTCACGCGGGTATGACTCCGAGCACGAGAGGCGCGCTGCCGACCTGAGGAAAGACGGCGAGCGGCGCAGCATCCCGTGTTCGATCTGCTTCGCGGCGATCGACTACTCGCTGCGGTCGCCGCACCCTCGATCGTTCGTCGCTCACCACCTGACCCGCGACAAGCGCGGCCCGATCGCACCGGCACATCGCAGGTGCAACGAGCGCGCCGGTCAGCCCGGCCCAAACCCCATACCCCCAGGGGGGTACCCCTAAGCGGACCGCGGTCGGGAGGACCGA